ATACGCTACGCTTCGCGTTGCTTCGCTTCGCTTGCTATCGTATCGTGTACACATACACCATGCACGTACACATGCCACTGCTACGTAACCGAATCGTATCACACCAGCTACATATATATATCCTACACAATATCTCGATCGTACGCACGTATCACGACCGAAAAGGTAAATCCTTTTTTCACGATCCCAAATCGGACCGGGGGCTGGGTCATTTCAAAGTCGTTTCCGTTGGGGGTCTACGGTTTTAAAATTCGTATATAACCCGTTACTTCTATATTTGTAATACAATTTTTTTTAAACCACTCTTATTATATATAAAAATAGTGTGACGTTAGGTTATTAAGTATAATACTAGTAGGCTAATGTCGCACTGTAAATATGGTGTACTATGCGTGATAGTATAAACTATAACTTAAAATATTTTATTATGAGAACATCAGGAACTAAACCAATGAAAAATACAATGAGAAAACAATCACCAATTAAAATGTCTACAACTAAAACTACAAAGCAATCACCGTTAAAATTTATAGCCGTTTCACAAGCAATTAAAGATAGCGAAAGAAGAGTGGAGGATGCAGCTTATGCAATGAGAGAAAAGCAACGAAGTGGTGCATCAAGTGCTAAGACTACAAAAGCAGAGTATTTAAAAGGTAAAAAATCAGCTACTACTGAGACTGCTGCTGACGCTAAAGCAAGGCAAGAAAAAGTTAAAGCAGACAGAGCAGGGTCTAAGATGGATCGCGCTGCCGCTGCTAAAGCTAAAATGGATAAATACAAATCTGGTTCTAAGAGTACAACTAGTACGGAAACTTCAACTAAAGAGGTCGCTCCTAAATCTAATCCTGCTGGTAAGCCTGCATCAAGCACAGAAACTTCAGCTAAAGTGCCCACGATGCAAATGAAGAAGTCTAATATGAAAAAAAAGTGTTAAGCTATGGCGTTTAAATTAAGAAATCAATCTCCTGTAACACAGTCAAAGCCGGATAGTAACCCATTTAAGTCTCCTCCCATCCCAAAAAAGGGAGATAAAATAGGAACTAGCGAGGACCTTGACCGCAACGGGAAAGCAAAAACACGCTATTATCTTGGTGATAGGGAATTAAACGAGAAAGAATCAACGCTATTTAGAAATCAGGATGCTCAAAAAGCTACACATAAACGTCAAGACTATAATAGATCACAGCCTCATGCGACTACTAGAGCATTAATGGATGTTACTGGAGTTAGCCAATGGGATGAAGCTGGATTAGCTGCTAGGGATTTAAAACAAATGACAAAATCAGCGTTAGGGTTTAAAAGTGCTGAAGGATATAAATGGAATACGGACCGTGCAATTGCAGATGCTTTTGATATAATCGGAGCTGTTCCTATTTATGGAAGAGTTAAAGCTGCTCAATCCGGGCTTAAACTTGCAAAAAGCGCTGTAAAGCCAGCTGCTACTATTGCAAAAAAAATAGCCGGTCACGCGGCAGTAACTTTAACAGGAGCTGCGGCTAATGCTAATATTGAAAAAAATAAAAAGAAATCGCCGGCACAACAAAACTCACCTTTGTTGAAACAAAAGTTATCTGCAAAAGCTGCTAAAGCAAAAGCGGTAAGAGACTTAAGATATGCAAAAACCGATGACAGAAGAACAAAGAAAGCTCACTCACAAAGGATGCATCGTAAACATCCGGGTAACAATGGTAAAGACTATGACCACGAGGATGGCAGATTTGAAAGCGTAAAACAAAACCGCGGTAATGAGGGGGAGGGCACTAAAAAAGAAAGTGGTAAAAAATACAAGTTGAAATAATGGCTACGCAAAGATTTATGGGTAAAGGCCAATTAGTTGATAGATTAATGGCACAAGTTGGTAGTAGATCATTAGCTATGGGTATATTAAAGAAGAGAGGTGATATGACTGATTCTGGGGAACTAACAGTTAAAGGTAGGAAAAGAAATAATATGACCGCTGAGGAAAGAGCAAAAGACCGCGCCTCAAAAGCTAGTGGTAAACCGGATAGTAGTTTTATATATAATCCAAGAACTAATACAACAAGATTAAAATGAACATGAAAGGCATAGGCCCTCAGGGATTGGGCACAAGTAAAACCAACGGATACACTATTGGCGAAGGCAAAGATTGCGGGTGTAGTCCTTTACATAAAACTGCTGCGTGGACACGCAAAGAAGGTAAAGATCCTAAAGGCGGATTAAACGCAAAAGGTGTTGCAAGTTATAGAGCAGCTAATCCTGGAAGTAAATTGCAAACAGCTGTTACTAAAAAACCATCGGAGTTAAAAGCTGGTAGTAAAGATGCAAAGCGTAGAAAATCTTTCTGTGCTAGAATGTCTGGCATGCCGGGGCCTATGAAAAAACCGAATGGTGAGCCAACAAGAAAAAAATTAGCATTAGACAAATGGAACTGTTAAAAAGAAAAGATGGATCTAAGTCAAGACGTGGACTTTGGGATAATATTAGAGAGAACAAAGGTAGTGGTAAAAAACCAACCAAAGCAATGCTATCGGAAGCAAAAAAAATAAAAGCTAAAACTAAAAAGAAATAATTATGAAACCATCAATATTAAAACATTGTTCTGGAAGAAACTATAACTCCCCTTTTCATCAAGAAAACAAAGAAAGAAGTTTTAGTGCAGATTTAAATATAGATAAAGAACAAAAAATGATTTCCCCCTCGCTAAGCGCCACGTCTGGAAACTTAAGTGCAAATGCTGGAGCTAATATATCACCTATGGGTAAATCATACAATGCTGGAATTGGCTTTAATAAAGGTGGATTCCATGCTGGAGTAGGAATATCAGGTGCCGACAAAAGCAAACCTAATGTTACAGCTAATTTAGGTTATAGTAAAAACTTTTAAATAATAAACAATGGCAATAATATATAGTTATCCGCACGCAACTCCTACTATAAATGATATGGTATTAGGAGCCAGGTTTAGAGAGAGTGAAGGCATATCTACTAATTCTTTTTATATATCTGACTTAGTAAATTTAATGAGTACTACAACAGAGGTATATACTGGAGTAAGTCCATTAAGCAAAGCAGACTTAAATGAATTATACCCAAATGCAATGATTGGATTTAAAGTTCAAGCCATCGATCCTGAAGTATTGGTCATATATGAAAAAACCTCATCTAATGATTGGTTAATATATTCTATAGAAATAGTATCATAAAAAATGCCAATATCTAATTCATATCCAAAGGGCGTACCTATTGAGGATCAGGATTTATTTGTAGGAACTAAAGCTACTAATAATAGAACAGTAAATTATACTGCTCAGGGAGTTGCGGATTACTTGAATATAAATTCAAAGGTTTCTATTGGAGGACAAATGTCATTCCAGTTTGTTACCGTGCCTAACGTAGCTAAGACTATAGCGTTTGATGGTGGGGGCGGTGACAATACCGCGTTTTCAGCAATAACTAAATTAATTGTTTCGGCTGTTGATGCGTCTACTGCAAATATAACTATATTTTTAAACTATTTAAACAATAGTCAAATATTATTATCAGAACAGAATCAACCAAACTTTTTTGGACATTATAAAATAACGGGGTATACGCAAATAGGTACATCGGCATTCTATGAATTAGATTTAGAATTTATTGGCGGTAATGGAACTATTTTTGATAAACAGTATTATGATTTAGTCTCATTTGTTTTAAGTACTGAGGTTACTACTCCAACGCTTCAAGAAGTTACTGATGCAGGAAATATTACTACTAATTCAATAACTGTTGCAGGTATATATTCAGGAAATTTATATTCAGATGGATATAATTTTGGAATTAGTGATAATTATGATACTAACTATAATTTATTGTATCAACCTTATAGTGGTTTAGAAATAACTAACACTTCTGATCATGTTTATATTTATCAAGACGCAAGTATAGGATTCCAAAATTTTGCAGGCGGATATGGTAATTTAAGATCAGATTTTGTAACAGGTTCTTGGTCTTGGCAGTTTCCTGACGCTTCAGGCACTTTAGCTTTAACTTCTAATGTAGGTACATGGGGAGCATTAAATTATCCTACATGGACTACAGGCACACCATTTGTAAAGATGACTGCTGCAGGAACATTTGCATTAGACACTACATCATATTATCCTTATCCAACAGGTACAATATCTCAATATATCAGAGGAGATGGTACATTAGCTACATTTCCAAGTGTAGCTACCCCAACACTTCAACAGGTAACAACAGCAGGTAATACTACTACAGATTCTATATTCCTTCAGAGTGGATTATCGCCTAATTCGGTAATTTTATCAAATGGCTATATTTCTCTTTCCAATAATATTACAAATAGACAAATTACAATATCTACAAGTAATGACATCTCATTTTCAGATGGAGCGGGTAATAGTCTTTACTTAAAATCGCCTACTACTATTACAGCTACAAATACTCAAACACTACAAAATGCAAGTGGCACAATAGCTTTACTTTCTGACATACCAACAGTTGGATTTGAACAAAATTTTTTATTAATGGGATCGTAAATTATGGCAAACGTATACAAAATACTAGGGCAGGTAAGTCCTTCAGCAACAACACCTACAGATTTATATACTGTACCTGCAGCAACGTCTGCTGTGTGTAGTTCTATATCAATCTGCAACTTAGCAGCAACACAAACTTCATTTAGAGTTAGTATATCTCAAGGAGGTGCTGCAACAACAAATAAAGACTATCTTTATTACGATATACTTCTTGCAGGTAATGATACATTTATTGCAACAATAGGTGTTACATTAGCAGCAACAGACAAGATAAGAGTTTATTCAGGAAATAGTAGCCTAGCCTTTCAGGTATGGGGTACTGAAATATCATAACTATGGCACAGAACTATTCAGGTTACAGTATAATAGACCCAGATGTAGCTATCAGAGATAGTGCAAACCTGGATGCATTCAGTAGATTGAGAGTGTCCAATCCTCTTATTCTACATAATTCTCAGCTTACATATGACCTTGCTCCTATTATTATGGAGCAAATAACAAATGGAACTGGCGCTACTATTACTCATGACTCTACAAATAGACAAGCGCTAATGACGTTTAGTTCTACTCCTACAGGAGGTAAAGCATTTATGCAGAGTTATGAATATTTACCATATCAGCCAGGTAGGTCTCAGCTTATATTTGTTACATTTAATATGATTGCTGATGTAGCTAACACATTAAAGTTTGCAGGATATTCAGATGGTGTAAATGGAATTGAGTTTCAGTTAAGTGGATCCACCAAACAATTTGTTGTTTATTCTGCTAGTTCTGCTGGTAATGAAACTGTTACACAATCTTCTTGGAATTTAGATAAGTTAGATGGTACAGGTGCTAGTGGAATAACACTTGACATAACTAAGACACAAATTTTAGTTATAGATGTGCAGGCTTTATATGTTGGTAGAGTAAGAATGGGGTTTGATATTGGAGGTCAAATTATATATGCTCATGAATTTTTACACGCTAATATATTTTCTTCACCATACGTGCAATCAGCCAACCTTCCTGTTAGATGTGGTATGACTTGTACAGGAACAGTGTCTACAACAATGAATTTCATATGTTCTGCTGTAATATCTGAAGGAGGCTCTGAAGACATTAATGTTTATGGATATACATTCCAACAAGACTCAGGTGTTATAAGTGTTACAACTGGAGGAACACACATGATTAGCCTTAGACCAAGAACAACATTTAATAGTATTGCAAATAGAACAAGGGTGGCATATATAGATGTTGAAATATACAATGCTGGAAACCAACCTATTCAATGGCAATTATGTATTGGTCAGGCTTTAACAGGAACAACAACATACAATAATGTAAACACTGCATATAGCTCAAGCGAGTATAATATTTTAGGTACTCTAAGTGGAAGTCCTACAATCGTAATAGATGGAGGTTATGTAGCTTCTTCTGGAGGTGCTAAAGGTGTAACAAACACAGCTATTGTATCTCGTTATCCAATTACACTAGACGCAGCAGGTTTACAAAGAACTTTAGGAACGCTAACTTTAAAAGCTACATCATTAAGTGGTACACAAACTGTTTATGCTTCAATAAAATTTAGAGAAATTAGATAGTATGGCACAAGGAACAACAAGGGGAGTACCCATAGATATAGATCCACTATTAGCTGCAGATAGTGATCTTTTAGTACCTTCACAGAAGGCTGCAAAGTCATATATCGATAATGGTCTTAGTAATAAACAAAATGCTTTAGGTTTTACTCCTGAAAATGTAGCTAATAAAGAGAATACAACTTTAGATACATCAACGACTAAATATCCAACTAATAGACTAACTAAAGAATATGCTGATGCAAAGGTAGCAGATAGTATTACAAATGGAGTTACAACCATTGCTCCAAGTCAAAACGCAGTATTTGATGCATTAGCTTTAAAACAAAATGCTTTAGGATACACACCTTATCGATATGTAAACGCAACTAGAGCTACATATTTAGCAAGCGTTATAGGTGTTGCAGAATATACTGTTGCTCAGACAACTATTCTTGGTAGCACGTTCAGTACCACTGATGTAATGAAAATGATTACAAGATTTAGTAAGCCCTCAGGAGCAGGAAGTGTAACTTTAAGAGTTAAAATTAATACAACAAATACATTAGTTGGAGCAACACAAATAGCTTTGTTGACTTTAGCAGCAGCAAACACCACGTCCTTGTTAACTAGAACTTTTAATTTAAGTGGAGGTAATTTATATGGATACAATTTTGCATCATCATTAGCTCTTGACCTTATAGCTACAAACACAGTTGGATCTTCTACTGCTTATACAACTACAAGTGATTTATATGTATTTTTTACCGTACAAATTGCAAATGCCGCAGACTCTATAACATTTGAATTAGCAAACATTACAAATTAGAATGAAGACAATAATTAATAAATTATCAGGAAAAGTATTATTTGCAATTGAAAATTGGACAGATACAGAAACGGTGATTGGTATAGACGAAATATTAATAGAGAATTTTGTAATTCCTTATTTCAATCAATCAACCCGAGTATTTTATGAGGGCGCAACGCAACAAGAAATTGATGAAGCTAATAAACTTATTGTTTCTGATGAAGTACAACTTTGGAGAATTAGAACTATTTTAAATTTAATGAATTTAGTACCTACTATTGAAAGTGCTTTAGACCAATTAGAAGAACCAACACAAACTGCTGCTAAAAATGTTTGGAACTATGGCACAACAGTAGAGAGATATAGCCAAGCTGTTTTATTTATTCAATCTGTTTTAGGATTAACAGATGCACAAACTGATGATATATTTATACAAGCACAAAATATAACATTATGAAATTAAGGGACAGCTTTCACATTTTTATTGGGTTTGCAATTATGTATTTAATTGGCAGCGTTACAGATTTCGCAGAATTTACACTTGACGGAAAAATTATAGGAGTTCCTATAGCATCCGCATTTATAGGTGCGATGATAGGATTCTTTTGGGAGTGGGCTCAGGCGGTAATTATAAAGTCTTACTTTGACGTTATGGATATAGTAAGGACAGGTGTTGGCACATTTGCGGGTGGGTTATTTAGTTTATGGTTTCCAGATATAAAGTGGTTAATGATTAGCACTTGTGTTATATCAACGCTTTTAGTATTAAACGATTTAAAATATTTTTTAAAAAAATGAGTAGAAAAAATTTAGACGCATTAATAAATAAATGGATAAGTAGAAAATTATTTGTTTTTTTAGTAGCTAGTGGTTTATTAATGTTTGCAGATCTAGAGTCATCCGACTGGGCGTTAATCGCGATAACATATTTAAGCAGCCAAACAATATTAGACTCTGTTATGGTATATTCTAAAATGAAAAACAATAATAGTAATGAATAACGTGCACGACATAAGACTTCTAGTTGTAAACGGTTTTTTAATTAGTTTTACTTTTTCAAATGTGGAATTAGGGCTAAAGATATTGTCTTTATTGCTAGCAATCGGATATACTGCAAGACGATGGTGGTTAATGGAAAAAAATAAAAAAAATGATAACACAGGAACAACTGATAACTAAATACGGAATACCAAACGAGAGTGGTAAAGGATATATTGTACCAATAACTTTACCATATCCAATGTACTATGACGGCAAAAAGGTAACTAAAATACGTTGTCATAAATTGGTCGCTGATAAACTATTAGCAATCTTTAATGATATATTAGAATTTTATGGGCAAGACGCCATTAGTGATTTAAAGATTGACGATTATGGTGGATGTTTTAATTATCGTTTAATGCGAGGCGGAACTAAATTAAGTGTGCATAGTTGGGGTTGTGCTATTGACTTAAACCCAAGTAGGAATTTATTAAAAGAAACGTCCAAGACCGCAAGATTTGCTCGTATGGAGTACAAACCAATGATTGATATATTTTACAAGCATGGTTTTGAAAGTCTAGGCAGAGAGAAGAATTACGATTGGATGCATTTTCAAGTTAAAGATTAAATTTAAAAAATGAAAAAAATATTATTTATTTTAGTTAGCATTGTATTTATATCTTGTTCTTCAAGAAAAGTATTGGTTGATAAAACTGATATAAAGAAAGATAGCATTGCAGAAACAAAAGTAGTAGTTACAAAAATAGATACTGTAAACAAAACAGACTCTACAAAAGTAATTATAAATACTGATAGTAGTGAAATTGTTATCACACCTATAGATTCAAGTAAAACAATTATAGTTGACGGCAAGAGTTATAAAAACGTAGTTTTAAAGATTAAAAAAAATAAATCTAATACATTATATACAAATAACAAAAAGGAAGTTAATATTAAGCGTATTGACTCCGCAACAGTGTCCACAGTAAAAACAAAAGAACACCAAGTTGAAAAAACAAAAATAATTGATAAAGAACAAAATTATTGGAGTTTATTTTGGTGGATATTATTAATATTAATTATATATTTATTATGGCGAAACAAACCGCGGTTGTTAAACGTATTGTAAAAAATATTGCAAGACCGGGCATTCATGCTAAATCCAAAACATCTAATTTAAAAACATCTAAAAATTATAAAAAATTATCTAGAGGACAAGGATAGGTAAAAAAAAATAAAAACAGGTGATATATAAGTTATATCAATTTAATCAAATAAAATTATGTCAGACGCTATAGTCAAAAACTTAAGTTTCGGGAAAGAAGCCAGCGATAAAGTATTTGCTGGAATAGAGAAACTAGCCAAAGCGGTTAGTTCTACATTAGGGGCAAGTGGTAAATGTGTTCTTTTAGAAGATACAACCGGCAGACCTATAATTACAAAAGATGGTGTAACAGTTGCGGATTCTATTATATTGTTAGATCCTGTAGAAAATATGGGAGCTACATTATTAAAAGAAGCAGCAAGAAAAACCGTTAGAGAAGCAGGGGATGGAACAACAACAGCAACAGTATTAGCTCACGCTATTTTAAAGAATGCTTACAAAGTTGAAAATCCAAACGAAAGAAAAATAAAAGAGGGTATAAACTCAGCGGTAGATAAAGTAATAGATTATCTAGAAAAGATAAGTATAACTGTTGATGATAATATGTTGGATCAAATTGCGACTATATCAACTAATAATGATCCTGAATTAGGCAAGTTAGTTGGAGACGCATTTAGATCTGTTGGAAATACAGGAGTTGTAATGATGGAAACATCATCTAATCCTGAATGCAGTTTAGAATTGGTTGAAGGTATTCAATGTGATATGGGATTAAAGAACATGCATTTTGTAACTAATCAAAAAAACAAAACCGCCGAACTAGATAATCCATTAGTATTATTAGTTGAATCACCAATAGATAACATAAGACAAATACAATCAATATTAGAATATGTTATAAAGAATAACAAATCATTACTTATAATTGGGGATATGGAAGCAATGCCATTATCTACATTAGCAATGAATAAGTTAAAAGGTAACATAAAAATAAATGTTATTGATGCTCCTACATTTGGAGTGAATAGAAAAGAAATATTTGATGATTTAGCATTGCTTACAGGAGCAACCGTAATCAATGAAGATCTTGGCGATGATCTAGATTTAATACAGCCAGAATTACTTGGTACTTGCGTTAAAAGTATCACTAGTCAAGAAGAGACAATATTACATATAAGCGAAACTCCTGAGAGAGTATTGGAAATAATAGACGATATTAAAAAATCTTTATTAGAAAATCCTACGGCGACAAAAGTAATAAAGTTAGAAAAAAGATTAGCAAGATTGACAGGTAGAATTGCTTTAGTTAAAGTCGGGGCTAATTCAGAGATAGAGTTAAAAGAAAAAGCAGATAGAATTGAAGATGCTATTTGCGCAACCAAGGCAGCGATTAAAGAAGGTATTGTGCCAGGAGGAGGAATTGCTTTATTAAATGCTTCTCATAACATAGATACCTTCTCACTTGGTGAAGAAATATTATTAGATTCTATTAGAGCTCCATTTAATACTATATTAGATAATGCGGGTATAGAAAATGCTCCTTTAGAAACAATATCAAAAGTAGGGTACGGTTTAAATGTTGTAACAGGTAAAACTGTTAATATGATTGAAGTCGGAATAATTGATCCATTACTTGTTACTAAAAGTGCATTAAGAAATGCGGCATCTGTAGCAACAACTATATTATCAACTGATTGTGTAATTAATAATTTACGCGCATAATGAAAGCAGTTGGTAAAAGATTAATTATAGAAAAAGTAAAAGAAGGTACTACAGAAACAAAGGGAGGCCTTCTATTAGCTGAAAATCACAGAGAAGATATTAGATATATAGAAGCCAAAGTTATTAGTGTTGGCGATGAGGTAGTAGGCGTTAAAGAAGGTGATAGTATATTTTATGACAGACATAATGGTCATAAGATAGAACCCGGGAAAGAAACTTATTACGTTATACGGTTAGACGATGTTGTAGTTGTATTATGAGTCGTTTAGAACCTTCAGATATTAGAGACATAGGGTTATTAAAACACTATAGAATAATACGTAGATGGGCTTGCAGGAATAATGATTTGACAGACGCGGATTTAGAATTACTAATCTATTTTGATTGTATGGAATTTTTTACCAAACAAGATTATAAAATAGGTACTTATGCTTACAGTTGGGACAATAAACGCTGGAACAATTTATTAAAAGAAGGGTGGATAGTGGTTTGGAGAAATAGAAACCATACAACCCAAAAATACAATATATATAAAGTTTCATTTAAGTGTAAACAACTAATAAGTAGAATGTACCGTATAATGCTTGGTAAAGAAGATCTGCCAACAAGCCATAGAAATATTATAATGAGTGGTAAAACTCATATGGACAAGCTTAGAATAACCGCTATAGAAAACGTAAATAAAGATAAAACAAGAACACACTATGAAGATGATTAATCAAACACCTATAAATCCAAAGGGGTTTACAAATATGAATAATATACAGGGGATGTATGGCGCGCAAGTTCCAAACACATTTACTAGGGATGTTAATAATCCTTATGATCCAACAAGCGCATTAGCGACTAATCCAGGGGTATCTCCAACACCACCACCAACTGATGTTGAAACACCTATTGTTCCACCTTATGATATAAACAACTATTAATTATGAATTTAAACGCAAAAAAACATCCAATGACAGTTCTCGATAGAGAGGCTAAATTATCTGGGGTTGGAGCCAATGCGGTATGGGCTGGTCCATTTGACACAACCTCATTCCCAAAAGGTAAAGGATCAAGTTCAGGCAAAGATGGTATTGTATTCAATAACGTTAAACCTGTTTGTGATCCAAGAGCAATTACACAACGAGCTAAAGGAAGATACTAATATGAAAAAGAAAGTTATATCTGAGTATGGAGGAAAAGAAAAGTATCCTTCAAAAGCCGCTAAAGCAAAGCACGAAAAAAAAGAAACCAAATCTTTTGAAAAGAAGGAAGCAAAAAAAATGCCTCCTACAAAAATGAAAAAATGTTAGTTATTAACATTCTTTATATATAAACAATAACCAAAACTAAAACTAAAAACAATGTTCAAATTTATCTCAATCGCTACAACTGTAGCAGGTGCGCAACCAATTCTTTTTAATGTAGCAAATATTACTGCAGTATCTTGGCTTAGTACAACTACTTTTGCTATTTATACGGGAGAAGTATTTTATACTTTTGTAACAAGCACTGCTGGAGCTTCCAGTACTGTTGCCGCTGTAAACGCTGCTATTTTTGCACAAGGGCCAACATTAGCTCCTGTTGCAATACCTGCAGGCGTTACTATTGGTGCTTTGCCAACTGTACAACCTGTAGTTGTGCCAGCATAATATTAATTTAAATTCCCTATAGATATACTTTTATAGGGAATTTAATAATATTTATTATTTATATGTCTTTTAAGATGAAAGGTTTTCCGTATAATGTGGATAACACTCCTGTTTATAGTACCGATATGGACGGCAATATTTTAGGTATGGCACAATCTAATGGAACTATATTAGTGAATAAAAATATATCTCCTTTAGAATTAAAAAAGAATAAAACTATATCACACGAGAAAGTACATATAGATCAAATGAAACGGGGTGATCTGGATTATAATGATTCGCACGTTATTTGGAAAGGCAAGAAGTATCCACGTTCTAAAATGAAAGAAGGGGCTAAAAATCTGCCTTGGGAAAAGGAAGCTTATAAAAAGCAATAAATACGCGTAATAATAATAATATATAACTTTAATTAAATATATTATGAAAAAATTATTAGTATTATTAGTGTGTTTAGGATTTTTTAGTGTTAACGCTCAGAAGATGTCTCCTGCTTTTTTAGAAGGTGATTGGACTTCAAGTGGGGAAGCAACTGAATTAACTTTTGAAAAAACAAATGGGGATAAATTATTAATATCCGAAATTTCTTCTACATCAGGTATACCACTTAAAGTGTTAAGACACAGGATTAAAAAAAATAATTTATATATTGAATCTTTATTTGAGCCAAACAATTTTTTGTCAATATCAAGATTTATTATTATTGATCAAGATACCATGGTGGCAGATATAATTAGTGATGTGCCAGGACAGGTTATTTATAAAAGAATATTAAACTATAAAACAAATTAAAAAATGAATACTCCATTCAAAATGAACCCTGGCAGAGGCAATAACCCTAAAACAGGGTATGGCATTCCAACACCATTCAAACAAAAGACTAACCCAAACACAAAAGAAGGTTACGCTAATATTTCTTCAAAGTCTGCCACAAACATGGATACAGAAATACAAGAAAATAAAAGAAGACTATTAGTAGAAGCACAAGCAAAAAGCGATAGTGTCTCAGCAGCTGGAACGCGAAAATTATCCGGAGGAAATAAATTTCAACAAGGATTACAAGGTAATTTAGCCGCCAATAGAACCAGAAGTGCAGGTGGAGCGGGCGATATGACGGTACTAAGAGGTAAATCAACTGGCTCTGGAGGGTTTTTATCAGGAGGAGATGTTACTTATACAAGACAAAATCCAGTAGAAAAAAACTTTACTAAACTAAGACAAAATAAAAAAACAGGGGAATATTAATAATGAAAAATCTATCTACAAAAGGTTATAAAAAAAATAGTCCTGACAAAGATAGACCTTATAATGTAATACCTAGCGGGGAAATCACTATGAAAAATGTGGAGTTTCCCGTTTTAGGTATAGATAATAAAGGTAATTCAAAAGTAATGAAACCAGGTAAAGATTATAGTTATCCAGGTGATACTGTATTAGAGATACCTATGAAGAAATCAACAATATATAATAAAATATTTAAAAAATAAATTATGGGACAATTTGGAAATCAACCAGATTTTGGAACAAGAGCAGCAAACGGAAATCCAGCAGGACGTGGAACTTCGGATTTAGAAGATACAAGACCTTTAAATGGGGCGGCTTTATATATAGGTAAAGGTGGCGACTTAGTGTGTAATGTAGTAGGAGGAAATTTCAACGACGCAGGCTTTCCTAATACAACAATTTTTACAAACATACCTGATGGTACATTTTTTCCAGTTATTGTAAACAATGTTTGGACAGATAATGGTAATGAGATAACCACTACTTGTGATAATATTATAGCTCTTTACTAATGAGAATGGGTATTGGTATTGGTTGGCCTAATGCTAGTGCATCTAATACCTTCCAAGGTGTTTATTTTGCAATAGAGGCTATTTGCGAAGGAGACGTTCTCCCGGGTTATACTACTCAATTAGTAGATAATTCCTTATATCAGTCTGGTGATTTTGTTGATTTTGAAATTGATGATCAAACTGGGAGACTTGCATTAGGGGATATAGTAGAGACTATTGGGGATAAAGTATTTAATATAAGCGGACCGGTATATACAAGTTGTCCCACATAAAATAAACAAACAATTAAATTAAATGGAAAACACAAACAAAATTACAGACAAACAATTAGAAACTATTGTTAATCAACAAAAAGATATGAGTGCGCTATTATCTAATATAGGGTTACTAGAATCACAAAAGCATGGGTTCTTACATCAAATTGCAGAAGTGAATAAAAGAGTAGAAGAATTCAAATCAGAATTACAAGCGCAATACGGAGATATTAATATTAATATTGAAGATGGCTCTTATACTTATATAGATAAACCTGAAGAGGTTAAATTAGAAAAAGTTGAATAATGAGTTCTGTTATTAGAAAAATAAGTATAGGCACAGACTATAAAAATGACGCAATGCATTACTCTGTAGGCCAAAACGTTTACGGGGGCCATGCAATATGTAATATTATATTTGACGATAATGACACATCGTATAATATATATATTAAAAAAGAAGATGAAGTCATGCCATGGAAGAAGTTTAATTCTAATATGGCTATTTCAGTTGAATACGATTTAGAATATTAATGAGAAGTATATTTAGTTTTATTGTAAAGCCAGTAGGTGAAAGATATAACAATAAAGTTAAAGTTGCGGATAAAGAATTAATAATCAATACTAAGATTGAAAGTTTTAAATCCGTAAATAATGTAGCAGAAGTCGTTGCAGTGCCTTTAGCTTATTCAACTGATATTAAAGTTGGGGATATAGTTATAATTCACCATAATGTTTTTAGGGTATTTTATGATATAAGAGGAAATAAAAAAAATAGTAGATCATACTTTATGGATGATTTATATTTTTGTGATCTGGATCAAATATACTTATATAAGAATACAGGTAAATGGAAAGCGTTTGGCGACAGATGTTTTATTAAACCAATTAAGAATAAAGACTATTTAAACGTAGCTAAAGAGCAAAGACTTATTGGTATACTAAAATATGGAAATAGTTCCTTAGAAACGCTTAAAATAAACGAGGGAGACCTTGTTGGATATACTCCTTATGGAGAATTTGACTTTGTTATTGATGGACAAAGACTTTATTGTATGAAATCTAATGATATTGTAATTAAATATGGACATAAAGGAAACGAAACAGAATATAATCCAAGCTGGGCACAAAGCAGTTCTTGAATTAATTAAAGTTGCAGAGGAAGCTATCTTAGATAATGGGGATGATGATTTATCCGCAGATAAATTAAAGAATGCCGCAGCAACAAAGAAGTTAGCCATATTTGATGCTTTTGAAATTCTAAGTAGAATACAGGATGAAACCCGTATGTTAGAAGAAGAAGATAAAGATCCTACAATAAAAACTTTTAAAGGTTTTGCAGAAGGGAGATCTAAATAATGTACGAGCAAACACTTTATAAAATACTTCCTGACTACGTAAAACAATCGGTGATTAAACAACAAAACCGATATAATAAATGGAAATACGGTTATAATAAAGAGCATGACTTAATTATTATAAGCAAAACAGGTAAGATTGGAGAAATATACGAGATACAGAATTTAAGGATCGCTTTACCTTTAATTGACGAGTCTTATAAAAGAACTCCAAAGAAAGAAGAGCAATACTGGGAGCAATTAAAAATGCCAAAAGAACTTGAAAAAATAAAAAGCGTATTTGATTGGAATAAATATCCAGATAATTTCAAGGAAAAATGGTATGATTATGTAGATAATGAATTTAAACGTAGAGAAGAAGGCTTCTCGTTTTATAATAATGGAATTCCTACATATATAACCGGCACACATTATATGTACTTACAGTGGAGTAAAATTGATGTTGGTGCGCCAGACTTTAGAGAATCAAATAGATTATTTTTTATATTTTGGGAAGCCTGTAAAGCAGATCCAAGATGTTATGGAATGTGCTATTTAAAGAATAGACGTTCCGGGTTTTCTTTTATGTCTTCTGCTGAGTTAGTTAATCAAGCAACTATATCAAGTGACTCACGATTTGGAATCTTATCAAAAGCCGGAGCAGACGCTAAAACAATGTTTACAGATAAAGTTGTTCCAATCTCTCTTAACTATCCTTTCTTTTTTAAACCCATACAAGACGGTATGGATAGACCTAAAACAGAACTCGCTTATAGAGTACCTGCTTCAAAGTTTACAAGAAGAAAACTAGATAGTCAAGAAAATCCTGAAGAACTTGAAGGTCTTGATACAACAATAGATTGGAAGAACACTGGAGATAACTCCTATGACGGTGAAAAACTTAAATTACTAGTTCATGATGAGAGCGGTAAATGGTTAAGACCTGATAATATATTAAATAACTGGAGGGTTACTAAAACCTGTTTAAGATTAGGTAGTCGGATTATTGGTAAGTGTATGATGGGTTCAACATCAAATGCTTTAGATAAAGGAGGAGACAATTTTAAAAAACTATATTATGCTTCAGATGTCACGAAAAGAAACCGCAATGGCCAGACTAATTCAGGATTATATAGTTTGTTCATACCTATGGAATGGTCGTACGAGGGATTCATTGATACTTATGGCCTACCTGTCTTCGACACTCCAAAAACCCCAATCAAAGGAATTGACGGAAACGAAATAGATTATGGTGTTATTGAACACTGGCAGAACGAGGTTGATGGTTTAAAAACTGATTCTGATGGATTAAACGAATATTATAGACAATTTCCAAGAACAGAACAACACGCTTTTAGAGACGAAACAAAACAATCTTTATTTAACCTTACGAAAATATACGAGCAAATTGATTATAATAATGATCTAAGAAATTCAAATATATTAACAAAAGGTAATTTTCAATGGGAAGGTGGTATACAAGACACTAAAGTTGTATTTTATCCAAACAAAGACGGTAGGTTTTTAGTATCATGGATTCCTCCTTATCATTTACAAAATAAAATAATATTAAAGAATAGTATGAAATATCCTGGTAATGAGCATATTGGCGCATTTGGTTGTGACCCTTATGACATATCAGGAACAACAGATGGTAAAGGATCCAAAGGGGCTTTACACGGATTAACTAAATTTTCAATGGAAGATGCTCCATCTAATACATTCTTTTTACAATATATATCGAGGCCTCAAACAGCTGAGATCTTTTTTGAAGACGTGCTTATGGCGTGTATATTTTATGGTATGCCGATATTAGCGGAGAATAATAAGCCGAGGCTATTATATCATTTTAAAAGAAGAGGCTATAGAGGCTTCTCAATGAATAGACCGGATAGAATATTTAATAAACTATCTGCAACAGAAAGAGAGATAGGTGGAATACCAAACTCATCACAAGATATAATACAAGCCCACGCAGCAGCAATAGAAACTTATATAGAAGATTATGTGGGTTTAAATGAAGTGGGTTACGGAACAATGTATTTTCAAGATACGTTAGAAGATTGGGCAAGGTTTGATATAAATAAAAGAACTAATCATGATGCTTCTATTAGTTCAGGATTAGCAATAATGGCTTGTAATAAAAACAAATATATGCCCACTGAAAAAAGAGAAATAGTGTCTGTCCCTTTAGGTTTTAAGAAATATAATAATCAAGGAACTACATCAAAAATTATTAAGTAAATGAATATATACACAAATCCAAATAGCGCTTTCCCTAGTCAGGTTGTAGATGATGCTACTAAGGCTTCCGAAGAATATGGATTACAGGTATCTCGAGCTATAGAACAGGAATGGTTTAATCAAGGGAGGACTAGCGGTAATAGGTATTTAACACATTGGAATAATTTTAATAGATTAAGACTATACGCAAGAGGAGAACAATCCGTACAAAAATATAAAGATGAGTTATCAATTAATGGTGATTTATCTTATTTGAATTTAGACTGGACACCAGTGCCTATATTATCAAAGTTTGTTGATATAGTTTCTAATGGCATTTCACAAAAAACCTATGATGTAAAAGCATTTGCACAAGATCCAGATTCTTTAAAAAAGAGAATGGATTATGCCTCAGCTGTAAAATTTGATATGTTTGCCAAGTCAGATATTCAAGACACTATGGAGGTTACGGGTATTGATATATCAAAATCAAATATCCCTCCAATGGATTTGCCAGCCACCTTGGACGAATTAGAATTACATATGCAACTTTCTTATAAGCAATCTATTGAGATTGCAGAAGAGGAGGCAATAAATACAGTATTAAAAACTAATAAATACGATCTTACTAGAAAAAGATTAAATTACGATTTAACAACTATAGGGATTGCCGCAGTTAAAACATCGTTTAATAAATCAGAAGGAATTGTTGTTGATTATGTAGATCCTGCTTATTTGGTTTATTCATATACAGAAGACCCTAACTTTGAAGATATTTATTATGTTGGCGAAGTTAAAGCGGTAACAATACCAGAATTAAAAAAAGAATTCCCATATATATCGGAGGATGAACTTCTCAAGATACAACAAATGCCTGGTAATAGACAATATATTCAGGGATGGGGTAATTATGATGAGAATACAGTGCAAGTATTATATTTTGAGTATAAAACTTATATGAATCAAGTATTCAAAATAAAACAAGGTGATAATGGATTAGAGAAGGTTATTCAAAAAACCGATTCTTTTAACCCCCCACCAAATGATAACTTTGAAAAAGTATCAAGAACAATAGAGGTATTATATACTGGTGCTAAAATTATAGGTACTAATATGATGTTAGAATGGAAGTTATCAAATGATATGACACGTCCATATGCAGATACAGCAAGAGTTAAAATGAATTATAACATAGTTGCTCCTAGAATGTACAAAGGTAGAATTGATTCAATTGTTACTAAATGTATTTCTTTTGCAGATATGATTCAACTGACTCACCTAAAACTTCAACAAGTTATGGCAAGAGTAGTGCCAGATGGTGTATTCTTAGATGTAGATGGTTTGATGGAAGTTGATTTGGGTAATGGAACAAAATACAATCCGGCGGAAGCATTAAATATGTATTTCCAAACTGGTAGTATCGTAGGTAGATCTTTGACTCAGGACGGCGATATAAATAGAGGCAAAGTGCCTATTCAGGAATTAACAACATCTAGTGGTCAGGGTAAAATACAAAGTTTAATACAAACTTATCAGTATTACTTGCAAATGATTAGAGATGTGACGGGGCTTAATGAAGCTGTTGATGGCAGTAAACCAGATTCTAATGCTTTAGTAGGATTACAGAAAATAGCTGCAAATGCCTCTAATGTAGCAACCCGCCATATAAAAGATGCAAGTATATATTTAACTACTAGAATTTGTGAAAATATATCTTTAAGAATAGCAGATTGTTTAAATAATCCATTAACAGCAAACTCATTAAAACAAAGTATATCAACTTATAATGTTGATGTTTTAAAAGAAATGGAAAAACTAAATCTACACGACTTTGGTATTTTTTTAGAAATTGAACCAGATGAAGAAGAAAAACAACAACTAGAACAAAATATACAAGTTTCTTTACAAAACCAAGGAATTGATTTAGAAGACGCGATTGATATAAGACAAGTTAGAAATCTTAAATTAGCAAATCAGTTATTAAAGTTAAAAAGAAAAAGAAAGCAAGCTCAAGTACAAGAGCAACAGTTAGCAAATATACAAGCACAAGCAGATGCTAATTCCCAAAATGCTGAGAAAGCCGCAATGTTTGAAGTACAAAAACAAGAGGCTTTAGCTCAGACACAAATACAAATAGCACAGACTAAATCTCAACTTGAAATGCAAAGACTGCAAACTGAGGGGCAAATTAAAAAACAATTAATGGCAGAACAGTTTAATTATGATATGCAATTAGCACAATTAAAGGTTCAAGCAGAAACAACTAAGTTCAATCAGTTAGAAGATAGAAAAGATGAAAGAACTAAGATACAAGCTACACAGCAATCAGAATTAATAGATCAGCGCAAGAACGATTCTTTACCAAAGGATTTTCAAAGTAACGCGCAAAATTTAATGGAAGATTTAGGAGGCATGTTACAAATGGAATAAACTTATTAACCAATTTTATATTATCATATTATGTCACAAGAAGTAAAACAAGAAGGAGAATTTAAAATAAAAGCAAAGAAACCTTCGGTAAAAAAACTAACCAAAACAGATGAACCTATTAAGGTTGATTTAACACAGAAGCAAGAGGATCCAATAAAAGTAGTAATCCCTAAAGAAGAAACAAATGCCATTCAAGAGCAAGGAACAAATGAAAGCGTGTTACGCGATAAACAGCCCGAAATGGGATTGCAAGAAGTGGTCGAAGGAAACCAAGGGGCCACTGAAAATGTTATTGAAGAAATCTTTGAACAAGAAATAAAACAAGAAGTTGCAGATATTAAAGAAGAACTGCAATTTCATACTCAAGAGCAAACAAAGAATAATACAGAACTACCAGAAAATATAGAGAAGTTAGTTTCTTTTATGCAGGAAACTGGTGGAACAATTGAAGACTATGTTAGGTTAAATGCTGATTATTCAAATATAAATAATGTTGCTCTATTAAAAGAATACTATAAGAGTACCAAACCGCATTTAGATGCTGAGGAAGTAGAATTTTTATTGGAAGATAAATTCTTTTTTGATGAGGACATTGACGACGAAAGAGAAATCAAGTTAAAGAAATTAGCATTTAAAGATGAGATTTCTAAAGCTAGGAATTTTTTAGAAGAAGCAAAGAAAAAATATTATGCAGAAATTAAGGCAAGGCCTGGAGTTAATGCAGAACAACAAAAAGCTGTTGATTTTTTTAACAGATATAATAACGAGCAAAACAAAGTGGCTCAACAACAAGATGCGTTTAAAAAACAAACATCTAGTCTTTTCAACAATGAATTCAAAGGTTTTGAATACAACTTAGGAGAAAAAAGATTTAGATACAATGTTCAAAATCCAAATCAAGTTGCCGAAACTCAATCAAATATACAAACCTTCATCGGAAAGTTTCTGGATAAAGAGGGTAATGTAACGGATGTGCCGGGTTATCATAAGGCTTTGTATTCAGCAATGAATGCTGACAAAATTGCTGCTCATTTTTATGAACAAGGGAAAGCTGATGCTGTTAAACAAGTTGTTAGTAATTCCAAAAATCCAAGTATGGATGCTCCTAGAACTGCTAGTGAGCCATTCATTAACGGATTTAGAGTCAAATCTATAAGCGGTCAGGATTCCTCAAAACTAAGGATCCAAACAAAAAAATTTTAACAATTAAAAATTAAACGATTATGTCAAACATGATTAACTCGGTTACTGGAACTAATTTTGGTTCTATTAAACCGTCACAAAAACAGCAAGCGTTAGAAACAAACTACTTAAACTTTACAGATGGTAGTGGTAATGACTTTGCGCAACAATATTTACCAGAAATCTACGAGCAAGAAATTGAGCGTTATGGTAATAGAACTTTATCTGGTTTCTTACGTATGGTAGGAGCTGAGATGCCAATGTCTTCTGATCAAGTTGTTTGGTCTGAACAAAACAGATTGCATATTGCTTATACTAATGTATCTTGTGCTACTGCAACTACTTTAACATTTGCGGTAGGAGGTACTGGTATTAACTTTGTTCAAAACGTTATTTCTGCAGGTCAAACTTTAGTAGTTATGGATCCTGCAACTGGAAAAGAATTAAAAGTTCTTGTTAATGCTTCTACTACAGCGGGTGGAACAGCAACTGTTACAGTTTATCCTTATACTCAAGCTAGCTTAACTTCTGGAAGTGTTTTATTTCCAGTAACGGCAGCTCCTAACGGAACTCTTAAAATATTTGTTTATGGTTCTGAATTTATAAAAGGAAGTACAGATTCTTCTTTAAAATCGGTTACGCCTTCATTTACTCAATACAGTAATTCACCAATTATTGTTAGAGAAAAATATGAAATCAATGGGTCTGATACCGCGCAAATTGGATGGGTAGAAGTTGCTACTGAGGATGGTGCGTCTGGATACTTATGGTATTTAAAAGCAGAATCTGAAACAAGATTACGTTTTGAAGATTACTTAGAGATGAGTGTAATTGAAGGAGAATTATCAGCGGCTAGTTCAGGTGTATCGACTTTAACTCCTGCTACAGGTGTTACTTACAAAGGTACGCAAGGTCTTTTCTCTGCCGTTAGAGACAGAGGTAATATTGTAAATAACTTTACAGCAGCTTCAGGTCTTAATGATTTTGATTCAATCTTAAAAGGGTTGGATACTCAGGGAGCTATTGAAGAGAACATGTTATTCTTAAACCGCGCAACCTCTCTTGACTTTGATGATATGCTTGCTTCATTATCTTCCGGTGCAGCTGGAGGTGTAGCTTATGGTTTATTTGAAAACTCTGAGCAAATGGCATTGAATTTAGGATTCTCTGGTTTCCGTCGTGGATCTTATGATTTCTACAAAACTGACTGGAAATACTTAAATGATGCATCTACTCGTGGGGGTATGAATACCACGTCTATTGATGGATTACTTGTTCCTGCTGGTACATCAACTGTATACGATCAACAATTAGGTACTAATATCCGTAGACCATTCTTACACGTTCGTTATAGAGCTAACCAAGCTGACGATAGAAGAATGAAAACTTGGATTACTGGATCTGTTGGAGGCGCTTATACTTCTGATCTTGATGCAATGCAGGTACACTTCTTATCTGAAAGATGTTTAGTTACTCAAGGAGCTAATAACTTTGTGTTATTTACCGCTTCTACATAACAATCATGGTGATATTACCCCTGTTGAATTTGCAGGGGTAATTATTACCTTTTAAAAATTTATTAAATTATATTATATTATGGCAACAAAACAAACGACAAAAAAAGAATTAGAATCAAATGAATTTAATATGGATACAATTACTGTAGAAGAAACAATTGTACCTAAAGAAACAAAACCAAAAACATTAAAAGATACTTGGGTAATAAAGGACAGAACTTATATTATAGCTGATGGTTATTCTCCTTTAACTTATACTTTACAAAGTAGGCATTCACTGAGGTATCCTTTATTATGGTTTAATAAAGAAACAGGAGAGCAAGAAGAATTAAGATATGCGACTAATCAAAACTCCCCATTAGTGTCGCAACAAAAAGGGGCTGCGACTTTAGGCCATATTGTATTTGACAATGGAATATTAAATGTACCCAAAGAAAAGCAAAACCTACAAAAATTATTATCAATTTATCACCCTGGATTAAATGTTAAATATACGGAATTTGATCCAACATTAGAAGCTGAAGATGAATTAGAAGATATTGAATTAGAAGTATTAGCATTAAATGCTGCTTTAGAGATGGATATTGATCAAGCAGAATCTATTGTTAGGGTAGAGGTTGGATCTAGAGTGAATAAGATGAGCTCTAAAGAAATAAAAAGAGACTTGTTATTACTAGCAAGAAACAATCCTTCTTTGTTTATAGAACTAGCAAATGATGATAATGTACAGCTTAGAAATATAGCTATTAGAGCTGTTGAAGCAAGTATAATAAAATTATCACCGGACAATAGAACATTCCATTGGGGTGAAAATAATAGAAAGTTAATGACAGTGCCTTTTGATGAAAATCCATACTCAGCTATGGCAGCATTCTTCAAAACAGATGAAGGTATAGAAATCTTTAAGTCTATAGAGAAAAAATTAAAATAATACGTAATATTAATATATAGGCGGTGGCTTTGGTTACCGCCTTAATATTATAATAAATATACAGTATGGCGGTAAATGTAAATACGGTTTATAGAACCGTTTTATTAATTATTAATAAAGAACAAAGAGGATATTTAACTCCAGATGAATTCAATAAAACAGCGACTCAAGTACAGCTTGAAATATTTAATGAATATTTCGACGACCTTAACCAGCAACTCAGAGTGCCTGGTAATGATAGCGAATATAGTGATCGTATAAAGAATTTAGAAGAAAAAATTGCAATATTCCAAACATCGGGAGCATGTACCCCCACTACAGGAGGATTTAATATACCTTCACCATCTACATTTTATAAATTAGGAACCGTTTTATATAATGATGAAAAAGAAGTGCAATATGTTCAACCAAATGAACTATTAGAACTTAATCTTTCACCAATAACAAAGCCATCTAAATATTGGCCTGTTTATACATATAAAAATTTTAAAATAACAGTATATCCTGATACTATTACAAATGGTATATCTTGCACATATATAAGAAAACCATTAGATCCAATTTGGAACTTTACTACAGCTCCTCCAGGATATCAATATACATATACTTCAACAGGTTCGCAGGATTTTGAATTACATCCAACAGAACAAGTAAATATAATAACTAGAATATTACTTTATTCAGGTATAGTTATTAAAGACCCATTAATAATACAAGCCGCCGCACAACAAGTGCAGACGGAAAATATTAATTCAAAAAGTTAATAAAAAATGCCTACACCTAATAATGGTTTAATTACCGAAACAAATAGACAGTACTACGAAGGAGCACAAGGCTTTATAACTGTAGACAGCGCTACTGAATATACTACTACTTTTAATACTAGTTTAGTTTTTGGCAGTTGGGATCCAACGGATATAAATTATGCTTTAAATAATTTTAAATTATATACTAGTCCAACAGGATTGCCTGGGACTTTCGTGGAATACACATCGTCTTATAACGTCATTAATAATGTAATTATATTTTCATTCGCTCCGGTTGATGGAACTTATATAGTTGTTCAATTAAAAATATTAGACGGCGGTAATTATGGCGATAAAGACGCTTTCGGCACCGCTGTAGAGGAAAACTATGGTAGTTACTCTTATATCTCCTTAAATGATATTATAAACAACTTTATGGTTGCTTATGTAGGTACAGGCAAATTAATTGGTGCTGCAAAAAGAACTGATGTTATATTCCATGCAAAACGTGGAATGCAGGAATTTAGTTATGATACATTAAAAAGTATTAAATCCCAAGAATTAAATATACCACATAGTTTAAGTGTAGTAATACCTCAAGACTATGTTAACTATGTAAAAATGTCATGGATAGACCATCATGGCATTAAGCATCCTATATACCCCGTTAATGCTTTAACTACAAATCCATATGAAAATCCAATACAAGATCAAAGAGGAATACCAATACAGGATAACTTTGACGCAAATATAGAAGGGGACTCTTTAACAGAGGAAAGATGGAATAGAAACAATATACTTCAAGATATTAACGAGGTTGACAACATAGGTAACGATTGGTACAATGATGACAATTGGGTTATGGATAGATTCTATGGTAGATTATTTGGAATGGATCCTCAATATGCTAATATAAACGGGTATTTTTCTATAAATGATAGAGAAAATAAAATATCTTTTAGCAGCAACTTAGTAGGCAAATTAATCGTATTAGAGTATATATCAGATGGTTTAGCTTATGATTTAGATTCTAGAATACCGAAAATGGCGGAAGACGCTATGTATGCTTATATTTTACATGCTATTATGGCACATCGCTCAACCTCAACAGAATATGTTGTTAGAAGGTTGCAGCAAGATAAATCAGCAAAATTAAGAAATGCTAAAATAAGACTTTCAAATATTAAATTAGAAGAGATAACCCAAGTATTCAGAGGTAAATCTAAATGGATTAAACACTAAAAAATGGCGGAATCAAAAAATATTTTTTTAAAGGGTAAAATGAATAAGGATCTTGATAATCGTCTTTTAGGTGAAGGCGAATATCGAGATGCTTTAAATATATCTGTAGGTAAATCTGAAGACAAAAATGTAGGGTCATTACAAAATATATTAGGCAATGAACTTTTACTAAAGCCAACTTCTGGCGGTAGTGTTCCATTTGAATCCAATACTAATTTAGTATGCATAGGATATGTAGTTGATAATGAACGCAATAGAATATTTCAATTTTTAACAGATTATGTTGATACAGCCCCGTCATTAATAAATCCACCTGGCGGCGGTGCGGAAATGAAGGTGACTGTTTATGATCCAACTAGTAATGGTAATCCATATTTAACTTTAGTTTCAGGTACATTTTTAAATTTTTCAACAACTAATTTAATTACAGGCGTTAACCTAGTAGAAAATTTATTATTCTGGACAGATAATAGAAACCAACCAAGGAAAATAAATGTTGATACAGCCATATCAAATTCAGTGGAATCTGGCAACCCTTATTATACAAACGCGGAACAAATAGCAGTTGCAAAATACGCACCTTTTAAAGCCCCTTCTTTATATTCAATATCACCACTAGTGAATGTTGAGTTAGATACTACTAATTCTGTAACAGGTCCTGGTGGTTTTACAGTTATTACTGTCAATAATTCCGATATTACTGCTTATAATATAGCGGTTGGTGATCAAATAATTAGTCAAGCAGCTTTGCCAGGAGGCATAGGCCAATCAGATAATGTAGTAATTACTAAAATTTTTGATAATGGAACTACATCTTCTGTATATATAACGGGAGTATGGACCACTATTGAGGATGCTCAATTTTACAAATGTACAATGGGAACCGCCGATACCGTATCAAATATTAATGGTAACGATAATTTTTTAGAGGATAAATTTGTAAGATTTAGTTATAGATTTAAATTTGACGATAATGAATATTCATTAATAGCTCCATTTACACAGCCAACTTTTATACCAAATCAAAAAGGGTATTTTATAAGCGGAGATGAGGACGCAGCATATAGATCAACTGTATTAGAATGGATGGAAAACTCTGTTAATGAGGTTAAATTAATAATAGAGCTGCCGGATACGGGGGGTAATATAGCTACATCGTATAAAATAAAAAGTATTGATATACTATATAAAGAATCAGATTCATTAGCAATTAAGGTAGTAGACACAATATTAGTATCTAAATTGCAGCAAGTATCCCCTAATACAAACATATATACATATAAGTATCAATCACAAAAACCAAAGAAAACATTAGCGGAAAACGAAACCCTTAGAGTATACGATAAAATACCGATAAGAGCATTAGGTCAAGAAAGTGTTGGTAATAGAATTATATATGGCAATTTTATTAATCAGAATACGCCTCCAGCTACTTTAAATTATAATGTAACCCTAGTTGAAAAGGGTAATGATTATACTCCTTTTGTAAGTTGGATAGAATACCCTAATCATAATTTAAAACAAAATAGAACATATCAAGTAGGTATTGTTTTAAGTGATAAATTTGGAAGACAATCTTCAGTAATATTATCATCTGCAGCACCATATATAGAAAATGCAAATACTGTATACGGAGGATCGTCTGTATTTATACCATATAAAAGTTCAGATTGGTCAACAGACGTTAGAGGTTGGTTTGGTGATGAACTAGTGGTTGTATTTAACGAAACTATAAATTCAATTAGGAACGAGGGAGCAGGGACACCAGGTTTATATGCCACAGTTTCAGGAATAGTTCCCAATAGCCAAACCGGATTTGAAATAACTGCTGGAGTTGTTAATAATGCTGGTCCTTATACGTATACATACACATTGCAAACAGCCGCTGGGGCTCAAGTAAATAGGCCTTTTGCTAGTAAATATTTAAAAGGTAAGTATAAAGACTATGTAAAAGTACTAACTGCCTCGTATAGTCCTATTACCAGCATAGGATCATTGACTGCTGATGGAGCTATAAGTGAAATATATAACTTTAATCCGCTTAGTGGGCCATTAACATTTCCTGATATAAAATTTTCATATTCAATAAACGAATTAGGGTGGTACTCATATAAGGTAGTTGTAAAACAACAAGAGCAGGACTATTATAATGTTTATGTACCTGGAATGCTAGCTGGTTATCCAACTCAGACTCCGAGTACATTTCCTACAGGGGAGGATGATACTACGTGTCATTTCGTTTCTATAAATGATAATATAAATAAAGTACCACGAGATTTATCCGAAGTTGGTCCTAATCAAAGGCAATACAGAAGTAGTGCGCAATTATGGCCAAGAGTTGAAAATATGGTTTCTGCATCAAATAGACAATATTTTCCAGGAACAGTATCTAATGTTGTTAATACTATTGCTCCGTCAGATGATTTAAATTTTTTATCAACTGCTAGCACTGCTCCTAATAATCTTTACCAATTTGACACAGATCCATTAATAAACAGAGTATCAACATCTAATAGAGTTGGTGTGCTGGCAGGAAGTATGACTCCTTATTTAGGAATATTTGAAACTGACCCTGATACTTCTTTAATAGATTTATTTTGGGAAACATCAACTACTGGGTATATTTCAGATTTAAATATAGATGTATTAACTGGATCTGATATTATTGTAAGCTTTTCAGATTTAGATTTTATATATAGAGAAGATCAAGATTACCAAGGAAGTGATCCTAATGAAGGCACTCCAACATCACCATTTATAACAGAATGGTTTTATTTTAAGGACGCTTTTGGTGTAGAAGTAACTAGTATAGATAGTGTTATAATGTCCGTTGTGGACATAAACGATAATATTGTTTCTGATAGATTTGCATTAATAAGAGACACAACCCCACTTAGCCCAACTTATCTTAAATATAAAATAAAAATAACACAAAGTGAGTATTATTATGGCACTAATGTAGATGGAGCATCACCAACATTACCAGGTGTCGGTACATTTATATTTACATTTGATATTACCCATACAGTTGGCGGAACTACGTATAATCCTATATTGAGTACAAGCCCATTAAAAATAACAAATATTACTCCTATAATATCAAATCCAGTTACTGACGACGTAATCTATTACTTAACAAATGATCCATTACCTGGGCTATTTATTAATGGCACTGGTAAAAATGGAAATAGTAGTCAAAATCCGATTTCTCCTTCTCCAAACGCGGATCTTTACTGGACATTGCCAATTAATAGTGGATCTTCTTATTTTACTATAGATAATTTACAAGGAAATATAATTATTGGCACAAATGAAATACCTTCTGGCGATTATTATCTTACAATGAAATTACAGGATTCCACATTTTCTACAGGAGTTGAATTTCCCGTTGGTGGTTCTTTATCAGCAACTAGAGATGTTATTATTTCTTCCCCATTTTTAACTGGATGTTCAAATTGGGTAAGTGAAGCAACTGTAATGGATAGCCCTGCTCCTGAGCCTTTTGTATATACTGTAAACGCAGCGGGTTATATAAATTTATGGAAATTTCTTAGAGAAGGAGAAGTAATAACTAGTAGCACTGTTAGTCTATACCAATTCACACAAATGGTTACTGGTGATGTGTTTCCGCTTCCGTCTGAATGGACTCAAGGAACAGCTCTTGACCCATTAGTGGTTGATTTTTTCCCTTCGGGAGTTTATGATGGAAACGGGTATTTTGCTGGCGATATATTTTGGGGAATAGAGGAAGCTGACGCATATCCTGCTTTTATATTATTTTTTAAAGGTAGAGTTTGCACAAATTTAAGACCATTAGGATTTGAAGTTGATCTTGAAATAGAAGGCGAATTTATAACTGACCCAAACGATGATCCTTGTGTATCAGAAAGCGAAAACTGTACTTTAGAATATATTAAACCACCTGAGGATGCTGTTTGCAAAGAATGGACAATACTTAATACCTCAACTTACCCAATTAGATGGAATGGTTTACATGGTAACGGGGTTAATATAATCGGAGGTATATTACAACCAGGGCAATATGCCAAAAGTTTTGGAAACGGGGGTACTTATCCAGTTGCTAGAGATTTAAGTTTATCAGCAATGGGATCAAGCACGGATGGAGGATTAATTACCTATACAGGTTCTGTAACTTGCCCATTACCGTAGTAATTTAAAAAAATAAGTGATTATTAATTATGGCAGCAACATTAGAGGTTAAATATTTTAATTCGTATTGGTTAAAAAAAATAAAATCAATACAGCCAGTTGGACCAGCACCTACACCGCTAGCTCAATATGATTTTGTAACCGGAGATAGTTTTTTTAAAACTAATGCAGTACCAAGTTATATAGGAGCCGGCCAAAAATTATCTTATACATTAGCGGGAATTACTTATACATTTATAATATTAGGATGGGGTCCTGATCCAATAAGCGGGTTCAGAGTATATTTAGACAATCCAATAACTTCTCCACCTTTTAGTCAAGCAACTATTCCGGCGGTCCCAATATCATTTGGGGTTATAACGGATTTTAACCATGTTCCAGGTGCTACTCAATATATTGTAGATCCAACGGACAGTTATCAAGACTGGTATATTGAAGAATCAAGAATTAGGGGCGGTTACAATAATGTATCTACAGACTTAGGTGTTAGAGCTTATATTGTAGAAGACACACCAAATAGACAAAGTAGAGTTAGTTCTTTAATTTATTCTGGAATATTTAATTCTAGAACAGGTATAAATAATACTAACCAATTTTCTGTAGCAGAAGATATAACTAGGTCAATGGATCCTGCTCAAGGATCAATACAAAAGTTATACGCAGAAGATACAAATTTAATAATATTCCAAGAACTAAAAGTATCAAGAGCTTTAATAGATAAGACTGCGGTGTATTCTGCTGAGGGAGAACCTATAACAACATCATCTAATACGGTTATAGGGCAAATGCAAGGTTACGCTGGTAATTATGGCATAGGCACTAATCCTGAAAGTTTTGCTGTTTATGGTTATAGAAAATATTTTGTAGATAGACCTAAAAATGCAGTGCTACGATTATCTCAAGATGGTATTACGGAAATATCGGGTTATGGTATGCTAGATTATTTTAGAGATGCACTGGGAAGAATTAATTCAAACGGGGTTGTTATAGGCTCTTGGGACATGCATAATAAGCAATACGTGTTATCTTTACAAGAAACTCTTTTTGCTGGGGCTAGACGGCCAATAGGTATTGATGAAGAAATAATAGAAGAATATTATCAAACATTAGCATTTGATGAAGACTCACTTGGGTGGACTAGTAATTTTTCATTTAAACCAGATACTGGATTTAGTTTATTAGGTAATTATTATACAGCACAAAATGGTAATTTATGGAAACATTACTCTACAAACGTACCCTATTGTAACTTTTATGGATCGCAATATGTATCGAGTGTTACTCTTGTAATGAATCCAAATCCGTCATATTCTAAAACATTCCAAACAATAAATTATGAAGGATCACCTGGATGGTCGTTAACTGAGATTAATACAGATTCAAATAATGGAGTGCCAATAACTTCAGCATCGTCAATAGCTAATTTAGCAACATTAGAAAATCAATTATTTTTAAATAATTTTAAACCAAAAGAAAATAAATATTTTGGTACACTTATAAATATTACACCACCATCGGAAGCAACAGTTGTATATGGGCAGTCTATGTCAGGTCTTGCTGGTTTTTATGCAATAGCAACATTTACTTTCCCAGACACAACTCAACCATTTGTGGTATATACAAAGCCAGCTAATTTATATGCGGTATCATCCACATTTGCAGAATCATTAAGTATTTAAATTAAATAAAATGGAATTAACAGTAAGAGCATTACAAGAATCAGATTGGGATACACTACAAGAATGGTGGACTAAATGGGATTGGCCCACAGTAACAAAAGAAATGTTACCATTAAATGGTTGCGGTGGATTAATAGTTTATAAAGGCGATATCCCTGTTATTGCTGGATTTTTATATTTAACAAATTCCCATATAGCTTGGATGGAATGGATTATTTCAAATAAAGATTATAAAGAAAGTGATAGAAAAAAAGCACTAAAAATTTTAATATTAGGATTAGAAGATATTGCTTTAAGTGTAGGAAAAGATATAATATTTAGCGTAAGCAAAAGTAAAAGTTTAATAAATATACATAAAGAATTAGGGTACACGGTGGATGAGAGTCCATCATATGAAATTTCAAAAAAAATAATGTAATATGGCAGCAATAACAGCGGCAGCAATAGGCGTCGGCACAAGTATAATAGGGGGAGCGGTAGGAGCTCATCAAGCAAGTCAAGCCGCAAAAGGAGCACGTAATGATGCAAGGCGTGCAAAAGCAGAAATGGATGCAATTAAAGCAGCTAGACAACCTATAACTAATCCTTACGCAACTACTACAAACCTAAGCGGATTAGCAAAAGATTTATCTGGAATGATAAGTAACCCTTATGCAAATTTAGGAGTTGCTACTCAAGCAGCGGAAATGCAATTTGAGCAAGCGGATATGGCCTTGGCAAATACGTTGGATACTTTAAGAGCAACAGGGTCAAGTGCTGGTGGCGCAACTGCATTAGCGCAGGCGGCATTACAAAGTAAAAAAGGTATCGCTGCAAGCATTGAGGAACAAGAGGCTGCAAATGAAAAATTGCGCGCTCAAGGAGAAATGGAACGCGATAAGCTTAAAATGGCTGAACAAGAAAGATTACAAACATTGCAAATAAGCGAAGGTCAAAGAGTTCAGGCGGCTGATGCAGCAGGTAAACAATTTATGATGGGAATGATTGAAGATAGAACTAATGCAGATTTAGGCCAGTCGGCAGGGCAATATGCTCAAGCACAGCAAAATCAGGCGGCAGCACAAGCAGCGCAAGGAGCGGCGTGGGGGCAAGCAATATCAGGAGTTGGATCAGCTTTAGGAGGACTAGCCGGAGGGGTTGGCGGAAGCACAGGGAAAGCAACGCCTCAGGGTGCTGGGCAAAAAAATAGTACGGTAGTAAAAAAAGGCATAAGAAAAGATGCAATTTTTGGGTAATAAAAAATTATAAATATGAGTGCATACGATAATCCAACAATAATAAAAGACGATTCCGCAATGGCTTGGGCGCAGGCTACTGGCGGGTTTGCTACATCATTTACTGAAAGTTTTAACACCGCTAAAAAAGAAAGAGAAGCAAAAGAAAAGGAGGCAAGATTAGAAGCAGAAAAAAAAGCAAAAGAAAGTGAACAACTTTTAATAAACATACAGCGAGCTAATGCGGAAATACAAAATCAAAACGCAGCAGACGCCAGTAAAACATTTTCTGAAGTACCAAAAACATTAGATACAACTTTAACAACAACATTTAATAATGATGTCGTGGCCTTTGGTAAGTTATTTGGAGAGGCAGATGTAAAAAACCAAACTGTTGTTGTTGACTCCGATGTTAAAGACCTATTAGCTAAAAAACCAATTTATTTAAAAGCTAGACAAAATATAATTACAGGTTTTGGAGCATGGGTAGATCAAACAAGTAGCTATGACGAAGCTATCCAAAAGGATGGTAGCGATGTTGCTATAGTTGGTAAAACTCCTGTTGAAAAATTAACAAATTTTTTCACATTAAAGGGATCCGATCCAAAAAATGTAATGTCATCTACTGTTACAAAAGATCTTAAATGGAATAAAGAAAACCCATCAGAAGCAATAGTAACAGTATCTAAAAAATTTGACAATGAACAGCAATTAATAGATAGCCTTAAAATATTTAAGCCTTTTGGCACACCTGAGGAATATAAAAAAATAATAGATGAGTCTATTGGCAAAGGTATTACTAAAAACGCAGATAATTCATATACCATTGATTTTAAGCGGGATTTGGGAAGCGGAACATGGGACGGCGTATTTTATGTTAAAGTCCCTCCTGTAACAACCGGCAACGAATTAAAAAATTCTGGTATTTCTAATGAAAAAAATGAAATTAGTACTAAATACATTCAAGAAACAACTACTTTGCCAGCGGAAAATTATAAACCTCAACAAAAAGGGTATAAAGGTTATTGGACCGGAACAAAAGTAAATTCAATACAAATAAAAGAAGATTTAAGACCAGTTATAAAGGCTAGAATGACAGGATTATTAGAATCTGATTTTAAAGATCAAAATGTATTACAAGGATTTTTAGAAAATAAATTAAAATTAGCAAGTTATTCAGTAGAAGATTTTAATCTTTTAACATATGAAGAAAAACTATCTTTTTTAACTAGTCAAGCTCTTGATTTAGAATTTAATGATAAATTAGGAAATGTATTAACAAAAGTTGGAAACGAATATTATTTAGGAAACCCTAGAGATGTAAGTGAAGTAAATCCAAATCCAAAAATATCTGGAGGCGGGGGAATGACAGGAACACAAAAAAATCAAGCCGATCTAAATGACGAAGCTTTATATACTATAACCAATGGAGGCGTATTTAGAGGGAAAGGCGGATTAATATTAAATGTTGATAGTAATGGCAAAGCAACAGTCACTAAAGTTGGAGGTGATTTAACCGAAGAGGAAGTATTAATGTTTAAGGATAGAACGCCAAAACAAATGGCTAATATGATGGGAGCAACGTTAAGATAATAATTAAAAATAGTATATGTTAGAATACGAATTAAACGGTAAAATATACACAGAAGAAGATTTAATTAAAGCAGCCGGGGGTAAAGATAAACTCCCGGCTTATATTAAAAGTAAAGGTTTCAAACCTGCTTCTAAAAAAACAAAACAACCTGCTAAACTTGACGAAAGATTTGGTGAGGATGTTTATAAAAAAACGTTTGGGTTTGAAAATCCTGCAAAAGATCAGTTTTCTGAAATTAATAAAACTAAGAAGAAAAAACCTGTTGTTAAAAAATGGAATGAGGTAGTTACGTGGGAAGATCTTAAAGCAGAAGAAACTAGTGTAGCCGAAAACCTTCAAAAAAGAGTAGCTCGGTTTGGATTAACTCCGGAAGAAAAAGTTTTTGGTGTTAATAGAATTACACTTAGAGGGGATAAAAAACAACAATTAGAACATGTTGTGGATCCAAGTGGTATTTCAACAGGAATGTATGATTTACCAGAGGTTGTTGTAGGAGCAGACGCATCTAAAGAAGAACTTATAGCTAGTGCAAAAATATTAAATGACTATATAGGCAAATATGGTAATAAAGACTATATTCAGAAAGTTAAAAAAGAAAATCCAAATTTAGTAAGAGACGCTGAACAAAAAATACAAGCTCCTACTAGGCCTTGGGAAACAAAAGTAAAAGAATATAACGAAGATTTAATAAGCGAGTTTAAGAACAAAGAGGAGTCTATAAAAAGCCGTTTAAGAGCAAATAGTGGCTATATGTCTGCATCACAAAGAAAATATATTGATGCAGTAAAGCCAACTAAAAAAGATTTTGATAGTCCAGAAAAATATAATTTATATGAATATTGGAAAAAGACAGGTCAAATACAGTTGCCTAGTGAAGTAAAATTAGAAAAGTTTATTAAGGAAAAAAACGATAATTATAGAGTTAGTAAATCAGCGGAATTAATGTCTGATGCTCCTCAAGAACAACGGACAATGTTGCTCGCCCTAGAATCGGAGCGTGAGGATAAAGCCATAGAAGGAAAAGTAAAACTATCGGTAGAAAGTGATGAATTAGATAAAGCGGGTAAAGCTCTTAGTGAAAAAATAGCTAAATTCCAAAAAACACCTCCTACTAAACAAGAATATGATGAAATTCAAAAAGAATATTTTGCATTACAAAATAGATCAAATGCATATAATAAAGAAGCATTAGCGCTTAATAGGGATTTCAATAATATTAAAGCAGTATCAGAAGCTGCTAGTAAAGATTACAGTAGATTAAATCAAACAGGTTCACTTTTAAAGCAGACAGCATTAGGAATAGGAGGTGGTATTATGGATATATCTACTACTTTAATGGCAGCTGCAGATACAGCAAATCCTTTACCATATAGTATAAAGAAAAACCTGCTTAAAGAAACTTTATTAGATCCTATATATAGTGAACAAAAAGCCGCTAGCAAAGAATTAGAATCTTACCAACGTGATTTACAGATTAAGGATATAAAGAGCATGAAAGATTTTGGCAGATGGGGAGCTGGGATTTTAACTCAAATGCCTTCGTCTATGGCTATGGCCGTTACAGGAGAAGCAGCATTGCCCTTATTTTTTCTTAGTGGTTATGGTTCAAAACAATATGAAATTGCTAGTTTGCAGGAATCAGCTCTTAGTAGATTGCAATATAATGCTGATCAAATTAATAAAGGATTAGTTGCCGCGGAAGATATGGCCGATGTACAAAAACAAATTGCATCGGATAAAAAAACATTGAATATATCAGAAGGAGCAAAATTAACATCTCAAGTTTTAGCTGGTGCTGCGGAGGTACTATTAGAAAAGTATGGTACATTAGGTATTATAAAACAAACTGATAATATACTTAGAGCTATACCTCCTCAAGAAATCAAACGCCAGTTAAAAGTTATTGGTAAAGAAATGGGTAAATCTGCCGGTGTTGAATCGTGGACAGAGGGCCTAACTCAATTAGCTAATAACTTTGGAGATATTCATTTATTAGGACAAGATAAAAACTATTTTGACGGTGTTCCAGATGCAATGGCGGGAGGAGCATTTATGGGACCTGGATTTGCGGCAATGGGTGGTGCAGGAACAGTTAGCAATAATATTACAAAAGCAGTTGTTAGTGAGCTTACTTCAAAAGAAGAGTTTAAAGCAAGAAATAGAAAACTTGATGAAATAAAAAAACTTACTGGATTAGAAGATATTACAGGGTTAACAAAAAAAGACCTTAATAAATTAACATTACAACCACCTGTTAAAAAAGCTGTAGAAGAACTTATTGATCAAATAGACGGAGAGGATCTTCGTGTATTAGATAGATTAGGTAAAGATTTCTCTATGGAAGATGCTAAAAAAGTTGGCGATCTTAATCAAAAATTAAGAAAAATTACAAAAGATTGGAATGAAGCTAGTAAAACAGTTGGAATTGATGATGCGCAACTAAGATCATTAAAAGAATATTATCAGAAGCAATACAATGAAGTATTTGCCGCAAGAGAAGCAATGCTTACCGACAAGCAATTAACCGGCAAAAATAAAAAAGAAAATGCTCAAAAAAGAATTATTTTTGAAGCAACTGCCGGGTATGGCCTATACAATTATAGGTTGACTAGAAAAACTTATCTTGAAAAACTTGCTGGATTTGATAAATTATCATCAGAAGAAAAACAGAAATATAATGATTTAGCATTGTCAGAATTAAACCAAGATGCTACTATGGATCAATTATCTAATAAAGAGGTTGATAGCAAAGCTAGAGAATTATATGCGGGAGAAGAAATTGGTAAACAATTAGATAGGGACATACAGGCTGCTAATGATTTTTCAACAGAATTAGGGTTAAATATAAAGGTTGAAACAGTAAATAGCGAAAAAGAATTATTAGAAAAATATGATAAAATTATAGATGAAGAGGAATTAAACGATTTGTTAAGTGGAAAAACAAATGGGTTTAATATAGATGATAATACATTGGTAATATATAAACCAAATGCTATTAAAAATGGACATACAAGCACTGGATCACATGAGGTATTGCATACTGTATTGTCTAAAGCATTTAAAAACAATCAAGAGGAGGCAAATAAAAACGGTATAAAATTACTTGAATATTTAAAAACAGCCCAACCATCACTTTATGCAGCGGTAGAAGAAAGAATGAAAGCTTACACGCCTGATTATGCCGCTTATGGAGAGGAAGTATTTAATGCGCTTTCAGATTCTTTTAGTGATGGGAAAATACCAAATGACGATGTATTTACCCAAATATCCAAAGTAATTAATAAAATAACTAAAGGTGCGTTTGGAACATCTTCAACATTTGATATTAAAAATATTAGCACGGATTCCGGAAAAGCTTTATTTGATACAATAAAAGCATATAGTCAGAAAGCCGGGGCTAAAAAAACTAAGTCCGGTCAAAATATAAGATTTATTTATTCTGATACAGAAGATAAGGCTGCAGAGGGAGCCCCTGCTACTGGATTTAAAGCTTCAAAAACTAAGGTTGCTGAAGTTCAAAAAAAGATAGATGATTTAGAAGATCAATTAGATAATGGAGAAATTGATTATGAAGATTATGAAAGTAGACTTAAAATATTTGAGGCGGATTTAGCAAAAGCAAAACTAACTCCTGAAGAAGCTCCAAAACCCGAGGTTAAAAAAGTCGAAGTTTCTGAAGAGGAAGCAGATAAAGAAATAATAAAAAACGAAAGATCATCATTATCATCAGACAAAGTACAAAAAATATATGATGAAAAAGGATTAAATGGAGCACAAGACATTATAGATTTATTTAAACCTATTACCAAGAAATTAGTAAACAGAAGAATGGATGCTCCAGGTTTTGACAGAGAATTATTAACTGACGAAATAGAAACCGGCACAGGTGGTATTTTAGATTTAATAAGCAAATACAAACCTGAAAGCGGAATACCTTTGGCCGCGTTTATTAATAAATATTTACCTGTTAGAGCTATTGCTGCATCTAGGAGAGTATTAGACAAAGACTTTAGCAAGGACGTTACAGAAGAAAAAGGTTTAATAGCTGAAGAAACTGCATCTGAGACAAAAGAAAAACCAAAATATAAGAATGCATTAGAATCAAATGTTTTTGAGCCAGATGTCTTAAAAACGCTATCTAATAAGATTATCTCCGTAACAAGAACATTAAAAAATAGAATTGATGCTCCTATAACCTTAAATAGAACTGTTACTCCATTAATTAGCGAAATTAGAGATGAAGTTGGCAGGTTATTAGACATTGACGTTAAAACTGCGATGGGGGGTAAAAAAGATGATCAACTTAAAAAATGGTTGTTAAAAAATAAACGTTATGTTTTAGAAAACATGACAACCACATGGTTAATGGGTAAAGATGGAGTTGGCGGAATGCCACAAGCAATACAAAAACAAATTGATGGAAAGTGGGTTAGTTATCCAGATTGGGTTGGCAAAAAAATTGATAGAGAAAAAACAACAACAGATCAAGCAGGTAGAACATCAGGAGCAGAGTTAGTTAGACGTTTACCTAATGTAAATAATAATGTTTCTAATGAAGTTTATTTAGCACAAGTATTAGAGCCTAGTGGCAATCCGATTAGAGGTAGAAAAGAATCCTTAGCTAAAGCAGTTGCTGAAGAATCAGCATTTGATATTATCAATAATGATCTTGAAAATGAGGGGCCTATATTTGAAGCTTTATCAACAAATCAGCAAAGATTAGGGTATGAATTAACTAATGCTTTTGCTGTTGAAATTGCTAAACAATCTGAAAGAGGTAATATTAAATTCTCTAAAACAAATGTTAATGCTGTAGATAAGATTGGAACTGAATTTTATAATTTTTATAAAGATTTAGACACAAATAATAAAGCATTAGTATTTAATTATTTAGATAATAGAGAATTTAAAGGTATTGATGATAATATAAAAAATGAATTAGACGATATATTAAATAGGTGGGAAACAGCCTACATTAATAATTCTGATAAAATATTAAATAAAATTAATATTGAAAGAAGAAAAAAATTTAAAGAAGAATATCCAAAAGTAGAAAGTTTTAATAAATATTTTGAAAAAGAAAAAGAAGATATTAGGGTTTCAAAAACAGCTGCGTTAGGATTATCTAACACGGGATTAAACTTTATAAAAAATAACCAAGAAGAAATAAGCGAAATACAAAATTATGCTTTTAATAATATAAAAAAAGAGGTAAATAATGCTAAAACAGATAAAGAAAAAACGGAACTTGTAGATAATTTCTTAAGAACTTATAGAGCTGTATTTACAGGAGGCGAAAAAGGGTTATGGTTTGTTGGCAGCAATAGCGAATTGTTAAAAAAATTAGAAAACGAAATTAAAGACTTTAAAGATTTAGGTTATAAAATAAAACAAATTGGCAAGAATGGTATAATTGTTGATAAAAATGGTATTAATCCAACATATGTTGAGGAACAATCAACAAAAACTACAGATATAAAAGGTATAATAGAAAATGGAATAGATAGTTTAAATAAAAATAGATCTATACAAAGTGAAACTTCATTAAATACTATAATGACTTTTTCAGAGGCTATTAAAAATTCTGGTATGTCTCCAAAAGCAAAAGCCCTTGCGATTATACTTATGAGGACTAGCACATATTCTCCTTTAAGAACATTAGCTAAGGTTGATTCTATAATATTAGATAAAAGTAAAAAGAATACAGATGATTACACTTGGGAGCATGTTATGCCCGTAGATGAACTTGTTAGAAATATTATGTCTTATGCGTTAGATTTACCTTTCGCAGATAAACCTGTAACAACCAAAGAAAACTTAAAAACTTTATTAGGGGAAAGTAAAATATCTCTTTTGCCTAAAAATATTAATAATATATTAAATACTTTGCTTAAAAGTCAAATGCCTTCTAATTGGAAAATGGGAGATAATATATATGAAGCTCGATATTTTAATCAAAAAATATTAGATATATTAAAAACTAATGGTATTGACTTAAGGCCATCTGATTTAACAATACTAAGCGGAGAAAATGGCGGTATTACGGAAATTGACTTTGAAGCAAGAAAAAATGCATTAAATATTAGTAATAGTCAAGAAGCAACTATAAAATCTTTAAAACCTTCAAAAACACTAAAAGGTATTTCTGTTTTTGATTTTGATGATACTGTTGGATTAACGAAAGGTAGTGTGCTATACACAATGCCGGGTGATCAACCAGTTTACCACGGCGCTCCTAAAGGAAAAGATGTTACAAAAATCAGTGATAAGGGAGTTAAGTTTTTTGCTACAGATATAAGAGAAGCAAATGAATATGCCAGAATGAATTCTGGTACAACACAGCAATTTGTTATAAATAATTCTCAAGTTGTTGATGAAGATGTTGCTATAAATAAAATGAAAGAATTGGGTTTAACCCCAAAAAATAATGAATTTGAGATAGATGATGTTTCTTTTTATGAGTTAATAGACATACGCTTTGAGGAGTCATTAAGCAAAGCGGATATAACAAAATTATTTGACGCTCTAAAAAAAGACAATATAAAAGCTATAAGTTACAGTGATGGAGCCCAAGTTAGCGGTAGGTTTACAACAAGTATTGCGGTAATTGATACATCTATAATATCTGAGCCTAAAAAATTAAACGCAGAGGAGTTTGCTAAAAATGGATCTAAACTTTTGGAAGAAGGTGCAGTATTTGATTTTTCTGAATTTAGCAAGGTCGTAGACGGCAAACCTGGGCCTATGGTTGAAAAAATGAAGAAGATGATTGGTAAATTTGGACCAGATAATTTCTTTATTCTTACGGCTCGTCCTGCTAATGCAGCAGTACCTATACACGAATTTTTATCATCAATAGGTATTGATATCCCGTTAGAAAACATAACAGGATTAGGCAATAGTACAGCCCAAGCAAAAGCGGATTGGATGACTGCGAAAGCAGCAGAAGGATATAATGATTTTTACTTTGCTGACGATGCTCCACAAAATGTAGAAGCCGTTAAAAAAGCTCTAGAGGTTCCTGGTATAACTTCAAAAGTGCAACAAGCACGTCTTAAGTTTTCTTTAACTTCTAAACAAGATTTAAAATGGAAGCAAGGAGATGAAGATTTATCAACAAAATTTACAGTTGGCAATATAGATTATAGAATTTCTATGATTGAAACAGCATACATGGAATATGACGACGATGTACAAAAAACATTATTTGATTTAGTAGAAAAAAATGGCCTCGACGAAGAAACAACTATAGCCGCTTATGACGGGGAAGCATACAACTTAGAATTTTGGGATAAGAAAAAAGGCAATGGAATAACTGGTTCTGGTAATGCAGCTGAAGTATTTGGAATAGTAATAAATGGAGTGGCGGACAAAGTTAAAAAGAAAAATATTGAGGCATTAGTATTTACGGCAAAAGAACCTAGCAGAATTAAGTTATATAATTCAATGGCAGAAGTTGTCGCTAATAAATTAGGATGGGGTGCTTATTATAAAGATGGTGTTTATATATTAGCAAAAAAACCTAAAACAATTGGAGCTACAACTGGAGTAGGAAGCTTAAAACCCGTTCAAGACGTTTTAAAAGTAGTTGACATTAAATCACCTATCCAGCAAAATAAAATTAAGTTTAGTAAAACCATGTCTGATGATTTTAATAGAATCATTGAAGAAAATAAAGGAGTAGAAAGTTATAAGGTATTCTCTGATATTACTGCAAGAAGAAGAGGTATAAAGAAAAATAGATTTGACTTATACGTTCCACCATCTGCAGCGGACTTTGAATTATTACTTTACAATTTTATGGGTAAAGGAGAGTTAGGTGAAGAACAAAAGAAATTCTTCCAGGATGCTTTAATGACTCCATATATAAACGGGGTTGATATGATGGATGCGGTAAGACAATCTATTAAGAGAGAATACAAAGCATTGTTAAAATCGTTTCCTGAAGTTAAAAAAGAACTTGAAAAGTTAACTCCTAATAAAGACTTTACATATGATCAAGCAATGCGAGTTGCAATATGGAGTCAATATGGTACGGAAATTCCTGGGTTATCTCAAAGAGACGTAACTTATTTAACTGATCTTATTAATAATGATCCAGAACTTGCTGCATTTAAAGACGGATTAATAGTGATGGGTAGACAAAAAGATGGGTGGTTACCTCCAGGTACTTTTTGGGACTCTGATACTATTGTTTCTGACCTATATAATATAACAGAAGGATCTGGTAGAAAGAAATTCTTAGCAGAGTTTATTGAAAACACAGAAAATATTTTTGGCAAATGGGAAGACGGCAGATTAGTTGGTCCTAATATGAATAAAGTAGAAGCTGTTTACGGAACAAACGTTAGAGAAGCGTTAGAAGATTCTATATACAGAATGATAAACGGTAAGAATAGAAGCTTTGGGCAGGATAAAGAAACAACCGCATGGAGTAGCTGGGTGAATGGTTCAACAGGAGCAATCATGTTCTTGAACACTCGTTCTGCTGCATTGCAGATGCTAGGGGCAGTTAACTTTTTAAACTGGAGAGACAACAATCCATTCAATGCTGGTAAAGCGTTTTTAAACCAACCACAATACTGGAAAGACTTTGCTCGTATATGGAATTCAGATAAGCTAAAAGAAAGACGTGGGGGATTAAGAGAAGATGTTGCTTCTGCTGAGATTGCTAATGCCGCAGCTGGAAGTAAAAATAAAGTAGTTGCGGTAACATCGTATTTATTAAAGATTGGATATACGCCAACACAATTAGCGGATAGTTTCGCTATTGCTTCTGGAGGTGCTCCTTTCTATAGAAATAGAATTAACTCTTATTTAAAAGAAGGGTTAACAGAGCAAGAGGCAGAGTCAAAAGCATGGCAAGACTTTTCTAAAGTATCTGATGAAACACAGCAATCAGGCGATCCAAAAGATATATCAAAGCAGCAGTCAAGTAGCGCAGGTAGATTACTATTAGTATTCCAAAACTTTACAATGCAGCAATCCCGTATCGTTAAGAAAGCTGTATTAGATCTTAAAAATGGTAGAGGTGATGCTAAAACTAATATAGCTAAAATAGCTTATTACTTAGCGGTACAGAATATAATGTTCTCTACATTACAACAAGGTTTATTCGCTGTTATGTTTGATGACGATGATGATGAAGAAAAAAAGAAAAAGAAAAAAACCGATGCAGCTATTGATGTTGCAAATGGAGTACTAGATAGTATACTTAGAGGTACTGGTTTTGTTGGGGGTGTTGCAGCAACATTAAAGAATACTGTAGTTAAATACCTTGAGGAAAGGGCAAAAAAACAAAAAGCAGAATATGCTAAGGTTGTTCTTGAAGCAGCAAATATGTCTCCCCCAATTGGATCTAAACTAAGAAAAACATATAGTGCGTTACAACAAACTAAATATGATAAGGACTTAATAGAAGCAAGAGGATGGGGAGTTATGCAAGATGGTAGAGTTCACTTAGGCCCTATGTACTCTGTAACAGGAAAACTTGTTGAGGTTGGAACTAACTTCCCTATGGACCGATTAGTTAATAAGGTTGAGAATGTATCACAAGCCTTTAATTCTGAAAATACTGCTGTGCAAAGACTTGCAACAGGAATGGGTTATTCACCTTGGACAGTTGGTATTGAAGGAACAAAAGGAGATATACTTATAAAAGAAACTGCTAAAGCAAAACGAAAAGAAGAGGGGTTAATTAAAGCTAAACAAACACGAAGAGAAAATGCTGAAAGATTAAAAGATAGTATTAGAGGTTTATCAATACCAGAAAGAAAAGCGTACAGACTTAAAGTAGCCTTAGAGAAAAGAGAAAAGAGAAAAGAAAGAGCTTTAGAAAAAAGAGAGGAAAGACGTAAGAAATTAGAAATGTTCAAAAAGTTAAACGCAAATGAATAGAATAGGCACCATACCTAAAGTTGCGTAAAAAAGAAGGGGACCACATAAGTGAATCCCCTCTTTTATTATTCTGTTGTTTCCTCTTTTTCTTTAAGTTCTTCTTTTGCTTTTTCAGATATTAAATTTATAGCGTGTTCATAACCAGGCATTTCTTTTATTAATTGATAAACGCCAACTGACATAGTCTTGGTATTCTCAAGTTCGGTTAACATAAAATCTACTATTCGAGTTAAAGATTCTATCTTATTCCTCATCATTACTAATTCGTTTTCTTTCATTTTTTTATTTTATAAAACATTACAAATACTATTCTACTCTCTACAAATTCATTAGGATATTTACTATGAAAGTAATTACAAGGATAAGATATCAATCTATTTTTTTTATGACCTATAATAGATTTTAAATCCCATAAATCAAGATCATTAGCATCCTCATTTAATAATCTATTTTGTTCTGCAAGACTAACATTTTCAAATCTATCCCCATGCTTTTTATGCTCCCAAAAAGCCGTGCCATTTAATCCTTTTTGTTTACAATCAGATATATACAATACACAAGCTCTATCAGGTTGTTGTCCTTCTATTATAGAATCATTATGAATACGCCAATCACGATCTTGGCCTTCTTTAGCTTCACGCATAAAGCCTAATATAGGTTCTATTCTATGACCCTCTAAATCCTCAAGTTCAAATTTTATAATTTGCATAATTGGGGCAGGGACTTCCTTAACCCAAAAGGATTTTCCAGGGGTTTTTACTTCCTGGAATTCATCCTTATTGGTTCGTAACAAATCAATTAAATTTATATCTAAAAAATCATCTTTTATATAGATCATACCACTTCACAATTACCACCACCGCAGGCAGCAGAGTCACTAAAATTTGTATTGTCTTGTATTTCAATTACTTTTGAAAGATCTACGTTGTGTAATGTAGACATCATCTGTTCGTATACTTCTTTAGTACAGTCTTCAAACGGCGTTTGCTTATATGTACCTCCGTGATAAGGCAATACAGATAAACCATTATAGTATTCTTTATTTGCCCACATCCATTCGCCAACGATTTTCCATTCATCATCACGCACAGAAACAGTGCAAGAAACGTTATGAGTGTTATTACCTTTGTCATGACCTTGTTTAACCCAATCTTTAGAAATTAATTTAACTCTCTCTAACAAATCTAATGTTGATTCGTGTCGTGTTATGGCTCCATCTGGAGCTTTCTGAGGCACAGAAACAACTGCTTGTAATGTTGGATTAAAATATTCATCTTCGATCAGTTCTGGATGATTTATTGCAAGATAAGAATAGATTGCTTCATTCTTACCTAAACGCATACGGCGAATGTAATAATCGTTATGCCAAGCGTGAATACCACTAGACGTACCAAGCACAAGAGAAGTAGTGCCAGCTGGTTTAACAGCGGTAGTTCTTGCAGCTCTGTTAATGTTGAGGGCAGCAGAAATAACGTTATTGGTTTCTTTAACAACTCTAGCGGCTTCTTCATAATCTAAACATTGTATATTGTGTTTTGATGCAATGCCGGTCATTGATACCCCAAGCAATGCATCTTTTTCTGTGTTTTTTCTCCATATATCTCTTAAGTAGTGAAAGTCTGAATACGATGCTTGCAATGTGCCAATGAATGCTGCGGCAGATGCTCTGGCATTAAAGTCTTCTTGACTTTCAATATCAGCCATATTGATTTCTGTAAGATTACAAAACTGATATGGTCTCAAAGCAATCTCACAACAAGGATTAGTACCCCAATCTTTATCATTAGTAAGGTAAATACCAGGCTCACCAGATCCAGACGCCTCAATACGTTCCCATACTTTATCAAATGTTCTCTTATCAATCTTATGCCTTAACAATACTACAGAATTATTTGACCTACCTCTTTGCGGGTTATCTTCCCACCAATTACCAGCTTTACAATTTAACATTGCGTCTGAATCAAGATCAAACAAACTAATCATTGCTGCTCTACGAATACCACCAGCTAAAACTGCATCGGCGATATGACACTGAATATCATGGCACTCAATATCTGTTAGTTTAGATCTATCATCTTTTTCACGTAGTACAGCTTCAATCTTTACCAGCGCAATTCTTAATGGTTCAGGGCCTGGTGCTTTACCTCCCGCAGTCAATAGTAAAGCTCCCTTAGCTCTTATATCAGAGAAGTCAAACTCTATATGTGAAGTTAACCCTCCGGTATAGGATTTAAACAAAGCCTTAACTGCGTCTGCCCAGCCAATTATACTATCCTGAACAACATACTTTTTCTTACGATTGTAATTAGGTTTTCTAATTTCAGGAAGTTTCTCAATGTGGTGGTTCTGGACCGAATAACCAACGCCAGTCCCTCCAAGCAATAGAAACATAGTCTCAGAAAAACTATAAATACTATCAACAGGTAGGAAAGCACAGTTATAAACGCGAGCATTATTAAGCTCAATAGCTTTACCACCAAACTGCAAGCTTCGCATCGAAGGTAAAACTTTTTTAGTAAATACAAAATTCTTATAAACTTGTTCAATTGATTCTTTCATTGTGGGAAACTTTGCAGTGTGCATTTCCATATTGCGTGTTACTAACTCTTCCCAGGTTTCTCTTCTTTCTTTTTCCGGTAAATATTTAGCATACTTAGTGTATACCGTAATATCACTTAATATTTGCTTATCTAAGCTTAAACTCATATTTATATTATTGTTTTTAATTATCAATTTCTAATGCAAAATCTATAAATGGCAAGTATAATACATGCGTTTTAAAATCTACTTCCTCATATGTTCTTACACCAAATAATATTCCTGGATATACTCCTATAGAGAATGTCCAGTACCTTCCTTGTGGTTCTTCTGGTAATGGTGTTGGTACAACTTCTTTTTTCTTTGTCATAATTAATAATTGTTATTGGTTAAATTTAATTCCTCTTGTTTATTTAATATGTCTTTATATTTTATTCTGCCTTTAATTTCAAATGACCATCTAATCCATTTATCAAATTGTCTTTCAGCGTATTTTTTTCTTGCTAATCTTTTCTCTTCTTGAGAATTAACTTCACGGTCTCTAAACATTGATCTTGATTTTGCGGTTTATATAATGTTCTTTTGTCATTCATTAAGTGCATTAGGTATTTAAACATCTTCCAGCGTAAAGGAAAAGACTCATTAGCTCTACCTTTTGTTTCAATAATAAAGTCTTCGCCAATAAAATCAGGTGTATATTTTATATTAAGAACTTTCTTATTACCTCTATTTATAAAATCACCTTTACCATTTGATTGCCGTTCATAACAATCATTTTTAAATAAAAAGCTAGGTAATAATTCAAATGATTCGTCTTCATATCTAAATTCTATTTTAGCATCTCTTAAAGACTTATACATAAACTTTTCAAGGCCAGAAGCAAAGGTAATGCCGTTATACATTACCTTTTTTGCAACTACTGGGCCTTTCTTTTTTGATCGTTTAATCATCTATTTCAACTGTATACCAAAGATCACGCCCAAGACCATTGTTCCATTCTAAACGTTTCTTCTTCTTTTTTTTTACTTTAACTTCAAAAGCATCTATAACATCAATATCGTTTAGCTCTCTTAGCAATGCTTTTTCTTCTCGCAATGTTGTTATTTCTTCTTTTAATCTTTGTAAATATAATGTAGCATCCATTAACTCTTCCTGCAAATGATTAAGCCAAGCAAATACATCAGAGCTATCATCACGCAATGTTTTGCCATACTTTGCAAAGCCAATATCAGATCTATCTACAAACTTATTTACTACAGATTGTACAACTGGATCTCTAAATTCAATTTCTTGTTTTGTCATATTATAGTGTTGTTTTAATGTGATCGGTTAATGATGGTGCTGTTGAAGCTGCGTAATCTTGTTTAACAAATGTACCATTGACCATAGAACCTTGTCGGGACTTAATAACATCATAGGCTGATACAACACACTCTTCAACTTTTAATCCTTCTAATGCGGCTAGATTGGTTAATACTACAATCATATCGCCAATAGCATCAATTAATTCAGACTTATTATCTTTAAGTATTGCTCTTGCTAGTTCACCAGATTCTTCTTGTAATTTTATATACTGCGTTTTTGTATCGCCATTTGAATATATACCACGATTGCTTGCCCATTGCCTAATTAAGTCATATACATTATTAGGATCGAAAGTTAAAGGGTTAGTCGCAGTTGGCGCGGGTTCAGTATTATACATTTTATTAACTGCTTCAAATAATACTTTATTATATACATAACACGCTGTATTGCGGTACATTGACTCTCTGACGTTTGCCATTATTATTTTAACTAACTCTGGAGTTACAGTATATGTTCCATAGCTTGTTGTAAATGTATGCCCTAAATTATCCATTAAAAAGCCTTTTAATTTGTTTACAGGAACATTAAATGTTGTTGTTTGATCTGTTACGTTAGTGTACATAGTTTTATTTGATTTAAATTGATTAATAGGACTATTTCTTGCTTGATCATAAGAGCAGAGATCTTTTTTATATTTAAAAAATTCTTGCCATTGGTGTTCTTTATTCTCTATAAATTCTTTGTCATATGAAGATTCTAATATCTGAAATTCACCGTCTTTGTAACCTTGTTGCAATATGACCCTTTTATAAATATTACGCGTCATTCCAATTTTTTTCCCTGGAATATGATAAATATAGTATAAATTCTTAGTTTTTTCCATATTTTTTTTATTTAAACAGCAACCGGAGCCGAAATTACTGGTCCGTGCTTATAATCGTTAATTATTAATATTCCGTTATTGTACTCATAATCTGGTAAATCAAATGTTTCTTGCAATAAATATTGCATAACAGCACGAGAACTTGTTTTATAAACGTGAGCATCTACAATTTGAACATCTAGTTTATTAGGCTTATATCCGGTTACTTCCGCTACATATATAAGTATCTGCGAGAATAAAGCGACGTCATAAGGTATACCCAAGAATAGATCACCTGATCTTTGAACAACAAACATATTTAGATTATCGCCATCAACAAAGAATTGGAAATACAAATAGCACGGAGGTAATTTCATATCTGTTAATTGAGCCGGATTCCATAAGCTTATAATGTGTCTGCGGCTGTCTGGATCGTCCATTATGCCATTTAATAGATTGTGCATCTGATCTATATTTTGATCATTAAAATTACGCATTTGATGCCCATACACAGGCCCTAGATCTCCATTCTCATCTGCCCAAGCATCCCATATCTTTACGCCAGCATCTCTGAATCTTTGTATATTGGTTTCGCCATTCATAAACCATTCAAATTCAGTTTTAAACGTTTTCTCAAACATTTTTCTACCAGTTAATAAAGGAAAGCCGTCGCCTAAATCAATACTCAAACTTGCATTGAAGATAGAATAACATCCGACGCCTGTTCTGTCGTGACGTTCAGTTCCAAATGCAATGCATTGTTCAAGTATATTTTTATATTGTTCTTCGTATCTACTTGTTGATAGTTTATTTAGTGATAGCATATTTGTCGTAATAGTATGTGTAAAATTTATATAATTGTTTCCAGATTTCTACTTTCTTATATGCGTCAGGACTTATACTTATTTTTTTATTTATTTCAACAAGTAAATGCCAAGACGAGGTTGTTGATGGCTTAGGCGATATGTATATACCGTTGTTTATGCACCAAGAATAAGCTAATTGCTCTTTTATAGTAGGCACATAAAAACCCATGTCTATCTGAGTTGTTTTTTTATATCCGCTACCCATTATACTTCCCAAGGTAATTTATCATCGCTAATCAGATTAGGATTATGTGGAACAAAACAACCAGAAGATAGATCCCATTTAAAGTGGCATTCAGCGCCATTCTCACCTAGGTTTTGAAACTTACACTTAAGTACTTTTACTTTAACAGTCTTCTCTTCATAGTTTCTATGAACTAATAATCCGTGATAGGATGCATCATACCATTCGCCACCACCTTTAATATTATACATGGTTGGCTCTTCAATGTTACCTTTAGCATCCTTATACATTTTAGTTGGATGCGCAACAACAATAACCAGTACATCGTATTTCTTAGCAAAGATTTCTATTTGGCTTAAGTATTCTAATGTATAAACATTAACATCACCAGAAGCATCTTGTGCTCTTACTTTGTTAAATGGATCTATAACCAAACATTTAATACCTTTACGCTTAACTAGCTCAGCTCCTTTACGTAGTACAGATTCTAACGTATAACGCTCCATGTCAATAAAGAAATAATTATCATTAACATGATCCGCAATCTGATTCCACTTATCAGTTTTAATATCTGCTACAGTAGGCATACCTTGCCAAGTTTTACGCATTAACTTGTGAGCATGCAAATATGTAGGTGTATTCTCAGGTGATGCATATGCAGTCTTCCAACCATACTTTTCATTATATCCAACAATCATTTGATCCACAAAATCAGATTTACCAGAAGACGGAATACCGGTAACAGTAATGAACTGACCAGTGTATGTAGAAAAAATACTATCAAAGTTATCCAAACCAATTTGGAAACCAGGTTTGAAACCGTTTCTAACAAAGTCTGTAACCTCATCTTCAATGTCTTTAAACGTAGTAACGTTTTCCAACGGCACAGGCTTTGATCTTGATATTCTTTGTGATAATGCTTCTTTTCCATATTTAAGTAAATATTCATTAGCGTCTTTACAATCTTCAAATGATGCTAAATAACAAACTTCAGCACCTAATCTTCTAACTAATTCTGTTTGTAATGCTTGACCAGCTACATCTGAATCAACTGCAATAATAATCTTTGACTTGTCATCAAAGTAATCAATACAGTTATCTAAATATTCTAGATTATTAGATCCTAACGTTGCGCCGTTTGGCACTGATATTGCATTTGTGATTCCCGCTTCATGCAATGCGAGCACATCCATTTCTCCCTCAACAATAATACAATATTCAAAACCCACAATGCTGTTAATATTATAAAAAATCTTTTCAGCCCCTTTGTACAATTTGAAGTTTTTGCGTCCATCTCTGTATTTAATGTTTATTAATTGATCGCCAATAAAGTAATTGAAATGTATAGCATTTTCAGTTTTGCCGGTTTGAGGCATAAACTCTTTGCCTTCGGTTATTTGTAGCTCATGTAAAGTTTCTTTAGAAATACCTCGTGTTTCAAACCATTTCACAATAGGTTCTGATAAAGGATACTCTAACCCAGAATCTAATACTGCATCTCTTTCTGGTTTTACATATACTTTTTCGCTTTTGCCTTTTCTTTTATATGTATGTAATTGAAATGTTTTATTACAATTGTGGCAGGTACCAATACCTCGTTCCCAATCATAAGAAGCACATTTAGCTTTTTCATTCTTAGGTTTTCTATCTGATGAACATATAGGGCATACCCCTTGCGTCTTACCCTCTTCCAATTTGTATTGGTTAAAGTTATCAATAAGGAAACCATTAATTTCAGTTGTCTCTATAAGCATAGGAATTTGTTAAGGATTATTTGTTACGTATATATTATCAATAAGTCATCGTGTTTTGATTGTAAGAACGTTCATTATATTTAAACGTTCATTGGCAATGAACACTATAAAATAATGAACACTCATTGCTTTTTATAGTTAGAAAAACCCCAATTAATGGGGTCTAACTAACTATGAAAGGCATCATATTATGTGCAATATAGCTTATTTTGTCCATAATATAAAACGTTTTGCTTTAGAATGGCAAATCATCTTCGACTACTGGGGCCGGTGCTCTTTGTGGAGTATGAGCAAATTGCCCATCTTGTCTTGGTGCAGCTTCAACATTTGTACCGTTAGTCCATACAACTTTTACGTTACCAAGATATACTTTTGCTGCTTTTGATTCTCTTTCTTCTTTTGATTGTTCAACCATTATAGGTCCTTGATTACCAAACTGATCTACTTCGTCATTGATTGTTATAGTTATGGGAAGGTACTTTCCTTTCTTTCCATCTATAATCTTGTGTTTAGGGATTTCATTTAAATTGATACTTGCTTTAATAATTGAAGCCATTTAATTAAGGGTTTTAGTTAATAAAAATTGTTTGGGATCAAATCCCTCGGTTTCATAAAATAATTGGTAAGCGTCTACCGCTCGTCTGACTTTGTCTTCACCACTTAATAGGAACTTATCTGAACAATCAAATATACCTATCTGGTTTGTGGTTTTGTCTATTGCTATAAATATTAAGTCATAGCCAAATAATAATTTGTATATATATGCTTGACTGTCATAATTATATTTCTTTGCTGAATAAGGGAATGCTGATATGTCAGATGTTGTTTTTAAATCTATTACCAATTTATGGTCGTGATTAATTATATCAGCTTTGCCCTTCCACATAACATCAAATATTTCAGCAATACCTGGTGTTTCATATTCTATATTCAAACCTCTTATAAGGTCTCTGCAGATATCATTATCTAATACTACATCCCGCATTTTTTCTATTTTGTCAACCTCATGTTGTAACAAACATATTTCACCGCCTGATAATTCTTTATACTTAGTAGTATTCCTGGTAGTAGCTTCTATAACTTTATATTTTTCTAACTTTTCAGGTTCTAATATTAAAGTATGAAAGTAACCACCAATTGCAAAATTAATGTTAGGAGGCTGAGGTTGCCTCAGTAGCAAAGGATTAGTTAATAATGTTTCTATATTAGAGTTGCTTAAATACTGTTTACCAAACTCTCCGTAATAGTCTTCATCATTTCTTAACCTTGCTAATATCTTCTCTTTATTAGTCATACTATAAAGAAGTTAATATTTTTTCTGCTTCAGGAGACAACTTATATTTCTTTTTAATTGTGTCAATTGAACCGCCGTTTGTCATAAATTCTTTAGCTTTAGCAAATGCTACTTCATCTAAAACAGGGAGATTTTTATTGGTTTCAGGTTCTGCTTTGCCATGATCTGGATCTTGCGTGTCATCAATTAAGAATAGATTTCCTAATGCATACTTCTTACCATAACTTGATGCTGATCCAAATTTCTGCGGCATCTGCATACCTTTCTGATCTAAGTCTATACCAACAATTGCTGTTGCGTTAATTGAAGATAGATTGTCTGATATAGTCGCAGTTGATTCCAACATAGGGAATTGCAAAAAGTTACTTTCCAATAGTCTTTCGTTAATTGTTACTGACACATTTAATTCTAATAAGTACGGTTTAGTAGCTTCTAAGATATCTTCTGCTGACCTAAAATTGTACTTGCCAAATGAATTAAACCTAGATTTCTTAGATTTAAACTTAGTCTGTATGACTGCAAGTTTCTCGTTTAATGTTAATTCTTTTTCTTCTGTTTTTGCCATATATTTGATTTAATTGGTTTAGTTTATATATTATTATAATTACGTGTTTTGTCCCATATTTAGTATATATTTGGGACTAATTTTAACTTTAACTTATAGGTAATCAATGACTTGTGAGGGATCTACCTTGTCAATTAATTTTTGAATTGCTTGCTTTTTTATCTCTGAAATTCTTACATAAGCACTTGCCCCTTCGATTCCTAATTTGTCTGCAATATCATTAGCAGAATGTTTATCACAGTCTAATCCGTAGCTTAATCTTAATACTTCAAACTCGCGATTATCTAAATGCTTTTTAAGCAAACTAGTTAAGTATAAATTCATTAGATCAACATTGTAAACTTCAGATTGATCTGGAATTTGGTACAACATGTTATCATCGTCTTCATCGTTAATTTGTTCATCAATGCTTAAGAATATAGAATTAAAAAACATTGCGACTAGTCTATGATCTTTACTGTTATCCTTACGTATTTCATTTAACTTATGCTCTGGTATTTTAATACTACCTCTATTAATATCAATTGCACGTCTAATAGAGCCTTTAATTCTTTTTGATAGAAAAGATTTTAGTGTACTTTCTTTGTGATCGCTTTCTCTAATAGTAGCCCATTCAATTTTATCAACTGCTTGTATAAGACCGATTGATCCGCATTGTATAAGATCTGTAATATCTAATATACCGCATGCTTCTGTTGTTGTAGAAAATTTCTTTGCAATGTTTTCTACTAATGGAAGATACCTGCAAATAAGATCATTTCTTAAATAATACTGGAACTCATCAGACATATTATCTTTATTAACTTGCTTTAGATCTTCTTTATATCGTATATAATTAGGGACGTTGTAACTTTTCATAGACTTTGGTTTAATAGTTCTTTTTCTTTTTTTAGCTCATTACTCATATTGCGATGTATTGTTCTTGTTGTGCATCCGAAATGATCCGCTAATTTGTTGATTGTTATTTTTTGATTAAGATCGTGAATGTATAGCATCGCATCGTAAATATCAGATTCGCTAATGCGTTTAGTCTTGCCAATCATCTTACCTACAATAGATAACTTTTCAGTTAAGGTTAATTGGCAATTGTCTTTAAATATAATCTTACGTTGTTTATTATTAGGAGGTTCTTCAAGATCTTTTAATGAAACTTCATACATCATATTCTGTAGTAGTTGCTCACTAACGTTAAATGTTACAAATCCATTTTTAATATTACATACGTGCCTCACGGTTGTTTCAAACTCATTCTGATCCATATTAGGATTAAGATACCATAACACATACAAATGCCATTTTAATGCTTTATATGTTGGTATTTTAGCTTTGCTTCTGAATAGTTCATAACATTCATATGTACCTTGTTCATAATAATAACCCCATTCAAATTCCTCAGAAGGTTTATCATTAATGGGTCCTCTTCTATATATCACTTTTCTTTTATTTAGAAATTCTAGATTACGATCGTGTGACATTAGCTTATTACTTTTATATATTAATTAACTAACGTCGCATTTTTATTTTATATTTGACTATTAATAGTAAATAGTAAAGTAACGCTAGTCCTTATATTTTTTTAATTGTTCTTTTATTTCATCTATTCTTTTCTGTAATTTAATTAACTCTTCATAATCTTCTTGCTCTACTAATTCTTGTTTCTCAATATTCAATGCCACTAATCGCTGCGTTAATATATCTTTACCTGATGTAGGTCCTGGTGATTCAAATTTATACCAAGCACCAGAAGTATCATCAGACACCCAGCCTATAGGTAATTCCATATTGTCAAGATACTCTTGTTCTTTTTTTACTAACTTTTGAAATATTAATTCCGCTAGTTTTTCAATTTCTTCGTCGCTCATATTAATTTGTTTTACATTAATATTATCAATTGTTGTTCGTGTTTTGACTGTAAGGATAATTCATTGTGTATAATATAATATACATTTTATATACTTTTTACTGTTTTTGTATAATATAATATACAATCTTATAAGTTTTCTATTTCTTCTTTAACTTTATTCCAATACATCATTGGCTCTCTAATACCTGCTTGATTACCAAATTTAATTATCTCATCAAAGGCTATTAACGCGCATTGTTTTAGTTGATTATCAAATACAATAGGATTGCCAAAATCTTTGTTTAATAAATCATCATACTTGCTGTATAATTCATTTGCTTTTTCTATTGGTGTCATAAGTTTACTTGTATTTTACGTGTTTCGCATCCCATCTTATGTACTCCGCCAGCTAAATTACAATAAGCACATTTCTCTGTAACAATTTTATAACCGGTGTCAATTTTTTGAAAGTCTTTAACCACATGATCTTTAAATCCAAAACTGCCTAATAACATGCCTCTAGTAATATAAGGACCACCACTTGGATCAACCATGTCAATCTCATCAAGTAATGATTTAACTAAGTGTGTATACTTTTTCGCAAAAGGAGTATAATCATTAGTTTCATTATCATATTCGTGTACTGCTATTTTAAATTGTGCAAGTGAATAAGTATGATCATGTGGCGGAATGCACTCATCATTATAATATTTTTGATAAGCTTCTGTATAATCATTGGGCATACCAAATCTACAATATTCAAAATTGCCTTCCCATAAAATATCTTGGCTGTCGTCTTTAGTGAATGTAAATACATCACCGTATCTATTTTTATATGTCGTCATTTTCTGTTTTTATATATTCATTAATATTTTCTAAGCTCCATCCTTGACTTACTAACATACCTTGTAATGCTTCTGCGATTTGTGGTATACTTATATCTGAATTATGGAATTCAGTAGTGTAAGTTGCCCATTTTGTTTCTATTCTAATTACCATAGTCTTTTAAGTTTTTTAATATATTACCATCTTTATCTATCCAACCAGCCTCTATAAGAGAGGATGAAAATCTACCATAATGACCTTGTAATGACCATGATGCACCGCTTTTTATTAGATCAGAAAACATTTCTATTATTTCTGCATCGTTAAGCATACCTGATTCAAATTCCATCATTTGATCTATAAAATCTTTAGTTTGTCTCATAATTTATTATCTTTTTCTATTAAACCTAATATGTAAGCATATACTGCTACTTCTTTGTCATGCGCTTTTTCTAATTCAATTGCTCTATCTGGATCTACTTTCCAGTACTTATCTAATTGTAAACTTTCACGCATTAAGTTAAAGTATATTGCATAAATTTTATCTTGTGCTGCTTCTTTGATTTCTTTATCCATATTAAAAATTATTTTTTACTGAATTCCATATAATTGCTTGATACTCAAAACCTTTTAAATCTTTTTCTTTAGCTTTGTTAATTGTTAATTCTTTGATCTGCGCATAAATAGTAGGCGTAGGCGTGTTATTTACTGTTTTGCCAAAGCAAGCACGCAAATGCCACACGTCAATAGTAATACAGTTCTCATCAAGATCAGCAATATTGCGAACAAAGTTAAACGTTTTTAAACTTTGCTCAGTGATTTGAGCTTTTCTTTGGCCTAATAGAAATGCTTTGTACTTATTTTTGTGGAATGTACAAACTTTGATATCGTCTGGTGAAAGATTGCAGTGTATAGCATTCAGCACGGTTATGGTATCTTTAATGTTTTGATTCCATTTATTACGTGGTGACAATGCACTTACAATACTTGCAACAACCGCAATAGGTACATTATACTGTTTAGCTAGATCTTTACAAATATAATGTGCTTGCTTATACCATGCAATACCGTTATCAATATCGCTATCAGTTGCTAATGCAAAGTAATTATCTAAGTTACTATTTATTTCCGCTAATTGAATATCAGTTAATTGTTTCATGTTATTTCTTTTTAAATTGTTCAAACCAACTATAAAAGTTAGCTGTTCTTATTTTCCCTTGTGCTGTAACTAAACTACCTGTATCTCCATCATCTTTATGCGTAAGAGCTTTTTGTAATAATTCTAATACTTCTTCCTCACTATAACTTATTTCTTGTTTCATGTTATTTAGGTCTAGTTATTATACTTTCGTTTGCGTTTTTTACATTTACTTTTTCTGCTTCATAATAATTCCAATATGCTTCTACACTATTGCCGGGAACTTTGTATTGATCAGGCATACATTGAGGCATGGGGGTTGGCTCAACTTTAGTTACATTAGCCGGAGCTTTGCATAATGCACCGCTACATTTTAATATAGTTAAATGTTTTTTGCCGTAACGTCTAGTATACTCATTGCCTAATGCAATCATATGGTCGTATAACCATATATAGTTAGACACAGACTCACGTACCCATATTGCTGAAGGATGATTTTTATGCGTTGCTTTGTAAGGAACATCAGCAACTTCACCATCAGAAATAATATGCGCGGTACATAATAGTTGTGCAGACTCAAGGATCATTTTTACTACATGCTTATTATACATATACTTAGCCGCTTGATTAGGGTCTTCAGATAAATAAAATATATTCATAGTTAAATTGTTTTGGTTACATTTATATTATCATTATTTGATCGTGTCCAGACTGTAAGCA